GCATTCACGCGTCCGACCTTGAGCCAGGAATCCCCTTCTAGGAGGACCCCGTGTGCATCGTAATTGTGTTTATGCTCGGTTTTCTATATCTCGGTGTGTCATCGCTTCTCTCAGGCCAAATAGATCGCGCCGCGCTGGCGTTTTTGGGGGCGGGTGTTCTGCTGGCGTGGTTGGCGGATGATCTCGCGTCGTCCGCCAGGGAGCCAAGGTTATGAAATCCACCGACCCGAACGGCTGCGCGCCCGCGTGGCTGCTGTCCCTGCTGGCGCTGGCCCGCCGCGTGCGTCCGGCCCGCTACGTGCAACCGCCCGGCTGGCGCTCCGAGCGCCCCACCCCGCCGCAAGCTGACGAGCGCCCCGATCTCTACGGCCTGCCGCCGGACTTCTTCGAGCGGCTGGACGCGGGGGAGCGTGAGGCGTGAGCGCGTGCCAGCGCTTCCACGTAGGCGACCGCGTGCACATCGTTGACGACAGCCGCCACCACATAGCCCCCGACCCTACGCGTGTGTACACCGTGCGCGTCGTGGAACACAACCCCAGCCAGCCCAAGGGCGGCGGGTTCTGGTATCGCATGCACGAGCTGTCCGCCGGGTACTCGTTCCGTGACGACTGGCTGCAACCGGCGGGGCCGCTGGAGGCCATGCGCCAGATGGCGCTGCCGCTGTGACGCCCCCGACCTGGGGCCGCTGTTCGCGGGGAGGGCGTGAGGGGGGGGGCTTGCGCGCCCAATACCTATCAATTACTATCACGACAAGTCAGGGAGAGAAAGCGATGCTTAAGAAGATCATCGAGTTTGAACCGGCCTACGACAAGCGCCACGCAGACCCCGCCAAGAATTACGGCATCCACGGGGTAAGCGTGCGGTTTGTGCTCATGGGAGACGAGGGCGCAACCCAATTCCTTCTGTTCTCCGGCTGGATGCTTCAGAATGTCCACGAGGAGTTTTACGCCCGGATGCGTGATGGGGATGCCCACGCCGGGCACGTCTGGGCACCGATGGGCGTTGACGTGGGCTATCACAGCCCCAAGCCCCTGTATGAGGATCAGCTTGAAATCGCTGACGACTGCCCCTACGTGCAAGACGGGCACTGCTACTATGACGGCACCAGCACGGGCGGCGACGATCTGTTCTGGCGCTTCGTTGCTGAGGGTGTGGGCGTTGTGTGGGCCGAATTGCTGGACTGGTACAACGACCGCTTTGGCACCGCATACACGCTGGCCGATGCCGTGGCAAGCGACTCGCCAACCGTGCCTACCGCCGAAGTATAACAAAACTGTAACACACAGGACGCCCGTTCTATGCTATACTGAGAGGGTAGCGTGGCCCGACGGGGACGCGCTGCTGTTGGACCACCATCTGCGCGGCGTGGTTGCTAGGCGCAGGTGGAGAACTTATAGCAGAGTTGGACACCAGGGAAAATAGGCTCTTGGCAAACAAGCCAAAGCCGTGTAGAATTTAGGCACAACCACGCCGCCGCCTATGGGCCACCTTCCCTGGTGTCCACCCATAGGCGGCTTGCATTTCCGCCAGAACGGACACCAGGGACATGAGCAACGATTCCCCGCAGTACAAGGCTATCGAAACGCTGTACGATGGCTACCGCTTCAGAAGCCGCACAGAAGCCAGATGGGCCGTATTCTTCAAGGCGCTTGGCCTGAGATACGAATACGAGACTGAGGGCTTCGACTTTGGCGACGGGGCGTTTTACCTGCCAGACTTCTGGCTACCGTCTCTCCAACTATGGATTGAGATCAAAGGGCCTGAGCCAAGCCCAGGTGAAAAGCAAAAAGCCCACCAGCTTGTTACGCACACACACCACCCCGCGCTTATCATTAGCGGGCAACCCGGCGAACTTCCATCCTTCTACGGCTACCAGACAATCAAAGAACCGCCCCCCTACTCTATATTGGCTTTCCTTCCCCACAATTTGTGCGTGGATGTAGCGCCCTTGCCTAGTAGCATGATGCGCCACCCATTCCTTGTGGTCGATGAGCCTTTATTCGACCGGCTGGAAGAATTAGAGATTGCCATAATGCACGAGGTCCAAAAAGAGCCTGAGTGGTTTACCGATGAGTTTTTGCGGACCACCCCAGGGGGCTTTATGCGCTTCGTTGCATTTGAGTGCGAGCGCTTCAGACAAGAAACTGGCATGGCACATCCGGAGTGGCTCTATGGTATTGCATGCCCTGGTCTTGTGTGGGCAATGACCGGGGAGGGGGTTCTGTATACACGCAAGCTAAACAGCAAGCGTGGCGAGAATGATAGCAGACACTGGCGGCTTGTCGATGCCTATAACAAGGCACGAGGGGCGCGCTTTGAGTACGGACAAACACCACAGTTTTAGCCTACGCCAGCAGGCAATAGACCGACAGAGAGGCCCGGCAATGAGCAAGATTGTACCGAACAGCACACCAACGCCAAACTTCTACTATGACGAGTTGGAGTGGCTACTTACCTCAGATGAATGGAAAGTGCTTTCCTACGCGGTGCGCCGCATCCTGGGGTTTGAAAAGGGCCGCGATAGCACATCTGCAACCATCAGTCTATCTACATTTGAGGCCGGGGTTTCCATTGCCGATCAAGAAACTGGTGAGTTGATCCTGTTAGCCCATGGCTGCGGGCTTTCGCGCCCTAAGATTTCCGCCGCGCTAGGTGTCTTGGTGAAATTCCGCATTATGAGGCGTGGACGGTCTACTAAGAACGGACGTGTGTGGAAGCTAGAAACCGACGACACAAAGATTGATTTCGACGGCTTGGCTACCCGGCAGGCGGCGGCAGCGGAGAAGGGCGCGGAGCGGATAGCGAAGGCAGCTAAGGCCAGCGCGGACAAGCGCCGCAAGCCAGATGATAGTACGGTTGTCGTACCCCCTGAAGAAGTACGACTGTCGTACCAGGAAGAGTACGACAGTCCTACCAGTAGTGGTAGCGCAGTCGTACCCATAGAAAGCAACGGGAAAGCAACAGGAAAGCAAGTATTACCAAACAGCCCTGAAAAAACGCCTACCCCAACGTATCTAATGGCAAAGGCCATTATGGATGCACACGGGTATGATGAGAAGCACCTCACCAAGAAAGCGCGCGATGTCTGCTTTGGGGCGGCTAAGGAGTTGGTAGAGGCCGCGTTCTTCCCCGATGACATCCCGGCGATTTATGCCTATGTAAAGAAGCGGTCCAAAGCACAGGGCTGGAATGGGTTTACTCCGATGGCCCTGGCTAAGTATGCACCTGAATGGCTGGCGGCCAACCCACGCCCTTCCAATGATCCCCCTGCCCCACTGACAACCCACCAGAAACTACTGGCCGAGATTAGCGCACATGAAAGGGAAGTCTATGCCCAGCGCGAACGGGACAGCCTCGCGATCCTTGGCATCTATGCATAGAGAGCTAGCCGGGCGGTTGCTAGGCGCGGTGATTGCGCGCCCGGCGCTGCTGGGCTTGAATGACTGGGTGGCGCGGGTGACGCCCGCCCATTTGCCCACGCCGCAACTCAAGGCGGGCTGGACGGCGGTCGAGAAGCGCCTGACGGCGGGCGATCTACCGGACGGGGCGCTGGCCGTGAGCGAGTTGCTGCCCTACTGTGGCGAGGCCGTGACGGGCGACTTCCTGCACGAGTGCCTAGCCAATGGCGGCTTCCCACGCGAGATCGAGCTTGCCGGGGAAACCGCCCAGGCGGTGATCGAGGCGGCGCGGGCTGCCGACCGGGCGCGGCAACTGCGCGACGCGGCGGCCAGTCTGGACGGTGGCGAAACGCTGGCGGTGGTAGATGAGCGCGTGCTGAGCAACGCCACGCTGGAATATGGGCAGGAGATCGATCACGACATGGTGGGCGCGGTGGATGCCGTGTTCAATAACCCGCCGGAGATCGGCATGTCCACCGGGATCGCATGGCTGGACGCGGTGACGGGCGGCATCCTCCTGCATGAAAACTGGCTGCTAGGTGGACGGTACAAGGGCGGCAAGACCAGGACCCAGCGGCACATCACGCTGGCGCTGTTGCTAGCCGGGGTGAAGTGCGATCACTTTGCGCTAGAGGGCACGTATACGCCCTACGCGCTGGACATGGTGGCGCTGTTGGCAACCAAGTACATCCTGGCAACCAACAAGCCTGAACTCGCCAACCTGTCGGGGCGGTTGTTCCGGCGGCTGGGCAACGACTGGAAAAGGCGACTGAACCCGCTCCAGGTGGACGCGGTAGAGAAGGCCCGCAAGGTACTGGGCGAGTGGAAGGCCAAAGGGCTGTTCCGTATTTACACGGCGGAGCCAAACCACGGCGGCGTCCACACCATTCAGGACGTGCGGCGGTACTTGCGTCTGGATACACGTCAGGGCGTGCAACACGCCAGCTATGACTATGCCCAGCGGTTCACGAGCGAGGGCAAGTTATTTGACGTGATGCGCGAGGTGGCGCTGGTATCGCAGGACATCACCCAGGAATTACCCGTGAGTCTGTTGGGGCTGGTGCAATTGAATGAGGCCCGGAATAACGAGGCCGACGGCGACTTTACGCTAGGCGCTGGCATCAAAGGCGGCGGCGACTTGCCCAGCAGCGCGGACGTGTTCCTGACGGTGAGCAACGACATCGAAAGCTACAACGAGGCCAGAGCCAGTAATAAGCCGGACGCCCTGATGAAACTCACGCTGTTCTTCAGTCGCTTTGAGGCGGCTGACGAGACGACTGTCAAGGTCAACCGCACGAGCGGGCTGATCATGGGCGAGGTGGACAAGAGCCTGAAAGGGGTGACTGACGTATGAACGCGAGCGAGTTCCTGGCTTGGTGGTTCCGGGGCGGCATTGGCTACCTTGAGATCACTGGCATCCGGCCCCGTGAGTTGCCCCCCCTGCAAGGCCCCCACATTCGCACGACCTACTTTAGCCTGCCTGACAACCTGCCCGATGCGGAGGACTATATCCGCTTCGAGGCACGCAACGCTGAGGGCTTCGGCATCTACTACGGCGTTGGGTTGCACGGCCTTAAGCCTGCCCAGGTGGACGGGCATAACACCCGCCCCAAGGATGACACGGTTTCTTGTGTGCCGGGCATCTGGGCAGACCTGGACCTGGGCGGAAACGCGGCGGTGAAGACTGAGGCCGCCGAACAGTTGCAAGGGATCAACCCGCGCCCGTCAATGGTGATCGATAGCGGCGGCGGGTTGCATGCCTACTGGCTGTTTGATGAACCATTCTTTCTGGCGAACGACCAGGACGCGGAGAGCGTGCGGGCGATGGTGCGCGGCATGGCGCTGGCGCTGGACAGTGATCGGAAGGTTTGCAACCCATCGCGGATCATGCGCCTGCCAGGGTTCGTGAACACCAAGCCGGAACGCGGCGGCGCGACGTGCGAGGTTCTTTCGTATAGCGAGGCCGCCTATCCGGTTGAAACGTTCGCCCGCTTTGAGACGGCTGGCATCCGGGCGCGGCGGGACGTGTTGCTGGCGGACCTGCCGCCCGACTTACGCGGGCGCTTGCCCAAGAGTGTGCTGGCGTATCTAAAAGAGGGTGCGCCCCAGGGCGACCGCAACAACCGCCTGTTTGTATGCGCCCGGCACTACAACGACAACCGCTTTCCAATTGAGATCGCCTTGCGCGACCTGCTACCGCGCGCCCTGGCTGACGGGCTGACTGAGGACGAAGCCAACCAAGCCATCGAGAGCGCGTATCGTTATGAACCGAGCACGCCCAACCTGCCCAGCGGCATCCTGCATGCCTACGCGGCGCGGGCGGCAATTGAGTGACAGGGGATGACCATGACACACGGAATCAACTCGCGCTGGGTGGACGATGACGCCGCCAAGATGGTGGCCGATCTCGCCTCGCGCTTCGAGTACCTGCCCGACCCGGTGGCTTACCGGACGCACGTCTGGGTGCGCCTCGTGGATGGCACGCTGGCGCGCATCGATGGCACCACGGCCCACGCGCTGCTGGCGGTGTTCACCCGCGCCGGGATCGACGTGGCGGCCCTGGCGACGCGGGAGGTGGCGGTATGAAAGTCCTGGTAGCCTGTGAGTTCAGCGGCGTGGTGCGCTCTGCGTTCGCCGCGCTGGGACACGATGCCTGGTCATGCGACCTGCTGCCCACCGAGAGGCCGGGCCAGCATATCCAGGGCGACGTGTTGGACGTGCTGGGCGCTGGCTGGGACCTGGCAGTGTGTCATCCGCCCTGTACGCACCTTGCCCGGTCGGGTGCGCGCTGGTGGCCTGACAAACGGGCCGAGCAGGCAGAGGCTATCGCCTTCTTCATGGCGCTGATCAACGCGCCGATCCCCCGCATCGCTATCGAGAACCCCGTGGGCATCATGTCCAGCGCGTACCGCCAGCCCGACCAGGTGATACAGCCGTGGTGGTTCGGGCACGGCGAAACCAAGGCGACCTGTCTGTGGCTAAAGAACCTGCCACTGTTACGGCCCGCCGAGATCGTGGAGGGGCGCGAGCCGCGCGTGCATTTCATGGCTCCCGGCCCTGACCGCTGGGCGGAACGCAGCCGGACGCTGGAAGGCGTGGCCCAGGCGATGGCCGTACAGTGGTCGGTTGTGTTGCCCATTCAGGTGCCGCTATTCGGGGAGACAGCGTGATGGCTGAGCCTATGTTCTTCGACATCACGCCCACGCTGGACAGCGGCCCCGACACGCGCCAGCCGATCCTTATGCCGCCCGTGACGCACGACGGCTGGCGCTGGTGGCTCGACCCGGTGACGAACGAGCGCAACATCTGGCACGAGTGGGCGGGCTGGATCGCCCTGGACGCGCCAACCGCGCGCAGTTGGCCGGGCTGGCGGTATTGGGTGTGGTACGGGCACGTCTGCATGGTGGACGAATTGGAGCGCTTGCTGAGGCAGGCGCTTTTAGACTCGGAGGCGCGTGATGCACGTTAGGCAGTTGACCGCCAGCGAGTGGCGCGTGTATCAGGCCATGTGCAGCGTGCAAGTCCTGGTCAACGCGCTCACCAATTACACAGCCGAACAGATGATGCGGGATCGGGCGTACATTCGCAGAGAACTAGAGGCGGCGTTGGCCGAGGTCAACGCGGCGGGAGAGGGTGAGGATGGCGACAAGCATTAGCTGGACCGACGCTACTTGGAATCCACTGGCGGGCTGCATGATCGTTTCGCCCGGCTGCAAAAACTGCTATGCCATGCGAATGGCGGCGCGGTTGGAGGCGATGGGCCAGGAGAAATACGCGGGCACTACGCACAAGGTCAACGGGCGCACAGTCTGGACGGGCAAGATTGTGCTGGACGAAAAGGCGCTCGAACAGCCTTACAAGTGGCGTAAGCCTCGGATGGTATTTGTGAACAGCATGAGCGACCTGTTTCACGAGGACGTGCCAGCGTCGTTTATTGAGCGCGTCTTTGTGACGATGTACGAGAATCCACAGCACACGTTTCAGGTGCTCACCAAGCGCGCTCAAAGAATGGCGCGGTTTGTTGAGTCGTTCATGCTAAAACCGCAGAATGTATGGTTTGGTGTTAGCGCAGAAGATAATGAACGCGCGTTGTGGCGCGTGCCGTTTCTTGATGCTGCGCAAGCCAATGGCAACCCGACCTTCGTGAGTTACGAGCCTGCTCTTGGCCCGATTGAGTGGCTGCCCGAATGGTCTGGCATCATCTCACAGATCATCGTGGGCGCGGAAAGCGGAGCCAACCGCCGCCCCTTCGACATGGCCTGGGCGCGTGCTACGCGGGACTACTGCCTGCAACACGGCATCGCTTACTTTTTCAAGCAAGGGTCCGCCTTCAAGTCGGGCGTCGCGCCCTACCTCGTGAATGAGGACGGCACGCGCTGGCAGTGGCACCAGTACCCCGGCAACCTTGCGCTGCCAGTGGAGGTGCCCGCATGATCGCCCCCCTCACCTACACCGACCGCGCCGCCACGCTGGCCCGCGCGTACAGCCGCGCCAACCGCGCAGGCGACGCGGAGGACGTGGGCGCGGTCGATCCCCCCACCCCGCCGCCAGCGCCAACGTTACCGTTCCTGGAGTTTGTGGACGATGCACCGGAGCCGGAGGGCGCGGTGGCTTTGCCCGCCCACCTGTTGGACTTCAAGATCAACAACTTCGAGGAACAGCTAACGCGGACGTTGATCACAGAGGATATCAGGCGAGAAGCGTCGCGAGCGCAGGCTATGCTTTGCGCGCGCATGTTTTACGGGGCGGGCAGTCGAGACGGCCGCGCCGCAGTGCTGGGCAAGCTGGCAGAGACGTTGCACACCAGCAAACGCACGATCCGTCGCCGCGCCCGGCTGGGCATGATGCCACCGGAGGACTGGAATCCTGAGTTGTCGTTAGCGGTCCACCTCATGGCATGCCGGACCTCAGACCCTCGCGCCGCGCTTAAGCTGGCGGTGGACTATGGGCTGTCTGCCAAGGGACTGCGCCAGTACGTGGAAACGCTGGAACTTCCGGGCAAGCGCGAATCACTGGCGGATGAGAGCTATGATTCTACGGTGGACCCGGAGGAAGCGGGCGCGTTGGTCGATAAGGTGATGCGACAGGCGCGGACGCGTGGGCGGGTGAAGTCGTACCGAGTACGCGTGGATGTGGTGTATGAGACGGAGGCGGCGTGAGTAAATACGGCAACCGCAAGAAAGAGGTGGACGGCTACACCTTCGATAGTCTTGCTGAGGCAGCCCGCTACCAGGAGCTTTGCCTGCTGGAAGCGGCGGGGGAGATCGGGATGCTCAAGGTCCACCCGCGCTACGAGTTGCAGCCCGCGTTCACCGACGCCAGCGGAAAGCGCCAGAGGGCGATCACCTACGAGGCGGACTTCGAGTATCAGGACCGCAGCGAGATTGTGTGGCGGACGGTGGTCGAAGACGTTAAAGGGGGACGGGGAACGCAGACGGCCGTGTTTAAACTGAAGGCCAAGCTATTCAGGTTCAAGTATCCACAACTGTGCTTTGAAGTCGTAGAGCGGTAGGGAGAGTGATATGAACTGGCAACGCATCACGGCTAACGTGTATTTGGCGACTGACTTTGAGTTGCGCTTTACCCCGGCGGGGAAGGCGGTCGGCTCGGTCATCTGCTACTTGAAGGACGGGCGCGGTGAGAATGCCAAGGACACCAAGGCGCGTGTGACCGCCTGGGGAGATCAGGCGGAGCGCTATAACGAGTGGCTGAAGAAAGGCTCCAAGGTGACGATTGACGGGCGCGTGACCGGGATAGACATCTGGACGCCAGAGAACGGCGCGCCGCAGGCCACGCTCGAAATTACGGCCAGCTATATCGACTTGCTGGACAGCCGCGACGAGAGCGCCGACGCGGGCGGGCAAGGGCCTGCCGCCGAGCCTGACAACATGAGCCAGATTCCTTTCTAGGGGGAGAACATGGATAAAGACCTGCTTATGCGCGGAGTTTCCGCCCTGATTGCGGCGGTTAGTCTGGTCGCTTTTATGGCCGGAGGCGAGGGAGTCGCCAGCTTTGGTATGGGGATGGCTGTCCTGGCCTACCTCGTGGCGATGGATATGGAAAGTACCTAGCCCCCCCCACCCCGCACGCAACGCCCGGCCTCGCGCTGGGCGTTTTCATTTGGAGGATGAGCATGACAAACGCAAGCCCCGCCCCCGCCGCAGTCCAGCCCAGCGACCGCGTGGGCGTGCTGGACACGGGCTACCCGCTGTGGTATGGCGTCTGGGCGCTGAAATATGCCCGCCCTGCCCCTGGAAGGGGTGCTAGAGCGACGATAGCCCCCCTCCCTGCCCAACCGCGCCCGCGGCGCAAAACGCGGCACGTGTGGGCGGTGGCGTGATGGCGAACCCGCAAGGAATGCGACTGTGGTGTGACCCCGCGCCCAACCAGCGTTACGCCCCGCTCGTGCGCCTGATCGACGGCGTGCGCCAGCGGCGGTGCTCGATGTGCGGGGACTGGCTGCCCCTGGACGAGAAGCATTACCAGCGCCACAGGCGGCGACCGCTTGGCTTTCATTACGTGTGCAAAAAGTGCTGCAATCAGCGGCGCAAATGGAAAGGATCATAGAGGTGACTGACAATGGAAACGACCGGAACGATGCTGTTGTTGGGGCCGGGAACAATGGCCCCTGCCTCCTGTGCCACGGAACCCGCTGGCACCATGGCCGAATCTGTACCGGATGCGGCGGAAGCGGAGTGCGCACCGACGGGCAGGCCCGCGTCATTCGTGAGTGTTGCGGAACTTCCGCTGGGACACGTCACGGCGATAGTGTGGACGCGGATCGGTAACACGTCTATCTGCATGCGGGTGCACGGTGCGCTGGATAAGGACGTGGATGAGTACGTGGTGGCCGGGATTGACGACGCCACCTGGAAGCCCGGCCAGCCGATCACCGTGACCCTGTGGCCCGCGCCCGCTGGCTATGCGGGCAGCCTGCCCCGCATCCCGGACGCCCAGGTGTTCGGCGCGGGCGACGTGTGGGCGCTGCAACCGCCGCATTGGGACGCGGGGGCGCTGGGAGCGGCGGCGTAGGCCGCGCGGGGGGCGCTGGGGGACGGGTTGTGATCGCCCCCCTGGTGGGTGTAGGATTGGGAGCGAATGGAAAGCCCCGGAGTTGACCGGGGCCGGCACGGTGGGGATAGGTCACCGCGCCATCGAAAGTATACCTAAATCGAGGGGATAGGCAAGCATGGAGACATTACGCAAACTCTGGCAGAAAATCAAAGAGGAGCCGTTTATTGCCACAACGGGCGCGGCGGCTTTCGTGCATTCAACATGGTCACTTTCCGTAACGTTTAGCGGAACGGCCCCCGCAATTAGCGACTGGCTTTCCGTAGTTCAGTGGTGCTTTTTCGTAGTGCCTGCCGCGCTGATTGCGTTTGCGGTTGACGTTGGACAGATCGCGACAAGCGCCGAGATACGCAACGGAAACCGGGCCAAGACAAAGTACCTCACCTTTTTCGTATTGGCGGCGGCGACGTACTACCTCCAATGGCTCTATCTTGCCCACCATATCCCTAAGTTACCGTTAGGCGAGGGCATCCGGGCGGACTGGATTGGCGTAGTTACCGTAATCAAAGACGCCGCGATCTGGGTGCTTCCCGCCCTACTTCCGTTGGCAACGGTTCTGTATACGTTCAGCCATTCGGAAGATCACGAAAAGGTTACGCAACACGAGAAGAAATCCGTGGTTATGAATGCCCCGGTGCTTACGGAACCAACGCCGATCATGCTTACGGAGCCGGAGGGAAAAGCACCGAAACCCGCGCAGACCAAAGCGGGGCTGGCCCCGGTGATAGGGGCGACGCAACTCCAGGGGAACGGGCACAACGGAAACGGCCACAGCAACGGAAACGGAACAAACCACTAAAGACGATCTCGCAACGTTTCTGCGCTGCGCCTGACTGCAATAACCCGCTACCAGCTAACGCAACGCGTCGCCGGAAATACTGTTCCGACGCCTGTCGCGTAAGGACACACACGGCGGAAAAGGTGGCGGTTCCGTAGCCTTTGGGGCTTGCAATTGCGGCGTGTTAGTGCTACAATTCTAGCTATACAAAGAACGTCGCCGGAGGATGGTTGCACATCCGCCAGCGACTAACGCGACTCTGATGTAGGCAGAGTGCGCTGGCAGCCATGATACCACAGGCGGCGCGCTCCTTACAAGGGCGCGCCGTTTTCTATGGAGGCTGCGGTGCTGTTTACTTTTGCGTTTATGGTTACGGCGATCTTCGTGTCGTGGATGTTGGTGTTTGTGGTTGGCGCGCTGTTCTGGCGGGAATATAACAAGGGCCAAGAACTTCAAACAGAGAACGCGCGACTGAAAAATGAGTTATTGCGGGCGGAGGGACGCGTTGATGTTCATATGCGCTCGTTGGCAAGGGCAATGGAAGAACGCGACCGCTTGGCTATGCGGCGGCGTGTCTGGCATGTGGGTGAGCCTGTGCCACCGGGACAGCTAGAGGCGCGCTGGGGGCACGGCCCCGGCTATGTCTATCTGCTGGAAGATATTGAGATTACACGTCTCGTCAAGATCGGGCGCGCGGTTTCGCCGCGCCGTCGGATGCGGGACTTCGGAGTAAAACTGCCATTCAGGGCGCGGGTTCTAGCGTGCATCCAGTCCGATGACTGCGTAGCCCTTGAAACCGAGTTGCACCGCCAGTATGCAGACAAGCGCGTTCGTGGTGAATGGTTCGCCCTATCGCCCGCCGACGTGGAAGAAATCCGCGCGGCCTACCCGGATTGAGCAGATGGGAGAGTGAGTGATGGACGAGTTCCGACCGACGTGCCACGACTGCAACGCCCGCGCCGGGCAAGTGCACTTCGAGGGCTGCGACACGGAGTACTGTACTGTTTGTGGCGGGCAGCGGCTAAGTTGCGACTGCGAGGGGCACGATTCCTCCAAGGCGTTCTGGACGGGGTATTGGCCCGGCACGCCGGAGGACGCGGCAGTGCGCGCGTTCATAGCGGACGCGGGCTTGACGCCCATGCCCCCGCCGAAGCGCGCCAGTGATGGCCGCATCTACGCGGCGCAGGGTGATGCCTTCCTGCGGTGGACATTAGATCGTGTTGTGGACGACGCCGACTAGCCCGCCACGGCGCGGGGGGAGAGGATGCACGATGGCAAAGTTCCGCATTACGCAGGGCCACATATCGCCCGTTACGCCGCGCGATAACCTCTGCTACGAGATCGAGGTCGAGCGTGACGAGTTGCGCGCCCGCGTGGCGCTGTTGGAGCGCACGCTTACGAAGTCCGCCGCCGCCCTGCGGTTGGCCCACAATGCGCGCACCTCGTGGGAGCTACACGTGGCGACGGAAGCCCGCGAGTACGTGCTGTTCACGGTGATGCCTGAGACGGGACTGGGCATTGATGGCGACGTGTGGGACGAAGACCAGGGACCGCGCAGGCCGATGAGCAAGGGAGAGGGTGTGTGATGGAGAAGACTAGCACGGTAGCACTGGCGCGCATGATAGAGCGCTTGCGACAGGACGGCTATGCCGCCAAGGATATGCGAGTGCCTGGGTTGACTATTAAAGGCCCGCACTGGGTTATCCAGGACGCCCAAAAACGCAAGCGTGCCCGGGGGTGGACTGAAGAGGGAGCGTGGCGAACGCTGCTCGGTTGGAAGGCGGACGAGCCATGACTTACGCGGACGGCGTTCTTACCGGGCTGGTCATCGCGCTTTGTGTGCTTTGCGGAGTCGGCATTGGCACTCTGGCGCTGCCCTACGCGCGGCGCTGGTTGGGCGGGGCGCTAACGGCTGTCACGCTAGGGTGGATAGAGCGCAAGAAAGACCGTATCCAGTTTGAGTTGTGGCGGTCCACGCCTGAGCCATTCCGCCGCGAAGAATATATCATGCATTTGCGTCGCACGCTTGGGAGCCTATTGTGGCTTGACAGCCTTGAGGACGACCAATGGCAGATGCTTCTTGAGGTTATGAAACCCTACACGTCCGTGTACGCCAAGCGGCTTATGGAACAAAGCGTTGGTGAACTAGAGAAAGAGGCCCAGCCATGACCCGCGCGCCCAACGGAGCCGAGTACACAACCCCCGTCACCCTCGCGGACGGCACGCGTGCCACGCTGCGGGCGTGGTGGGACGCCAAGCGCGGGGTGGGGGGCTACCTGATCGAGCACGCGGACGGCACGCTTGAGAACGACCCCCTGATGCCGCTGGACGCGAAGCGGTGGGGGGATGAGATGCGCGCCTTGCTGGCGCGGGGAGAGTGTGGGGATGGGTGATAAAGCGGATCCACTTGGCGACACGCCGCTGTTGCAGGTGTTGCGCACCCAAACGGCGGCGATTAACCAGCGGTGGGAAGAGCGCCTAAAAGACGAACACGAGCGATGGGCAATGCAGGCCGAGGATTATCAGGGGCAGATTGCCGCCCTCGTGGCCGAGCGCGGCGCGCTGGCGGCGCGGTTGGCGGAGTTGACCGCCGTGCTGGGCTATATCGCGGGCTGGAGTCCTGGCACAAGCGAGGCGGACGGCGCGGCCTACAACAACGGGGTTGACGACACGGCGCGGCGGTTTCGCAAGATGGCGCGGGATGCGCTGAAAGACTGAAACACACGCACGCACGCGGCGGCCTCAGAACATCGGGGCCGCCGTTCGATTCTAGAGAGAGGGTGGCAGGGGGAATGACACGCGCATTCGAGGTTGCGGGTTTGGCGACGGTGCTGGCGTGCGCGCTGGCGGTCGTGTTCGTGGTAGGCGGCTGGCCGCTCGTGGTGGCATGGCTGGGTGTGCAAGTGCCGCTGGGCTGCTGGGTTGGGCGGCGGCTGCGCTGCCAGGGGGGCGGGCAATGAACGCGACGGTGCCCGCCATACGCGGGATGTTGTGCGCGATTGCGGAGGTACCAGGGCGTGCCGGGCCGCCGTGCTTGGTGGCGGAAGGCGGGCTGTGGTGGGTCGTGCCCTACGAAGACGCCAGCGGGGCGCTGGAAGCGATGCGGGCTGCGATGCGGCATATTCGGAGACGATACTATGGCTGGCATTAGCTTGGGCTACAAAACCCCCGCCTGCGTGTTCACGGTGGGCGTGCGGTGGACGCAGGGCTGGCCCCCGACTTACCGCGCCCAGTTGGCGGTGGGGCGGGGCTGGCCGCCGGGGCAGGGCAGGGCGGTCGAGTGCAAGCCAGGCGGCTGGCTGACGTTGGGTGAGTTGGAGCGGCCCGTGTATCCGTGGACGCTTGAGCGATTGGCGGTGGCGGCATGAGTGAGGCGCTAACCGAGGCGGAAATCCGGCGCATCGTCCGATCCGAAATCGAGGCGGCTGTACAAGCCGCCATCCACACCCTTTATGTGGATGACCAACCCGATCTTGAGTTATTGAGCGCGCTGTATGCGGTGCAGCGGGACAGCGGGCGGATCAGCGTCCTGCCGCTATCCAGGCGGCTTTATGTGTCCAAGACGACCGCATGGCGGCGCATGCCCGACCTCGTGCGGCGGGGATGGATAGAACCCATTACCTCGCAAAAGCGCAACGCCCGGCGCGTGCTGGGCTGGCGACTGAGCCAGAAGGCGCGTTTTGCATTGGCGGCTAACGCAATGCTTAGCGCGTAGAATGAAACAAACTAGAAACACCGCTTGACAATACCCGACTATACTGAAATGGTATCAGTATGGTCGGGTCATTTTTTGATTCCGGCCTATTGCTGTATGTGCCAAGTCACTCGCAACAGGACACGTTAGTGCGCCGGGGTATCCCGGTTGGCGGTGATGCGGCACGACCCTCCCTGGCGGGGCATGCCGCCCGTTACGCGGGCGCACCGGGGCCGCCGTGGGGGAGGGCAGTGGGATCGATTTGGACACGCGTGACACGGGGGCGGTATGCCGACGACACAGCAGAAGATGGCGGTGCTACAGGGCGGCAAATGGTCGCCCAATAAGCTCTTCGCTGGCGGCGGCCTGGGCGCGTACCTCCCGGCGCTGGCGGGCGTGCCGTGGGTGGACACGTCGGGCAATGGCAACGCCGTGACCACAGCGGGCACGCCGGACTATACAACAGTGACCACGCCCAACGGGCACCCCGCGATCCTGTTCGATGGCTCCACGGATTATTTCTTTGTCAACTCAGTCGCCCCCATCTTTTCCGGGTCCGACCAGCCGTATACCGTGGCTCAGGTTGTGCGTGCAAACAGCACCGTCGGGAACTTTGGCACTTGGGCCACTGGAAAGCAGGTCGGAGCGAATCCATTTGTCGCGGCCCGGCGGGCGGCTGACGCCTTTGATTATTTCAGGCGCGACGATGCTGCAACGCTGGTGCAAAGTCATATCATCTCCGTTTTTTCCGGGGCTGATATTTGGTACAGCATCATCGAGGTGTTCACGGGAACCGCCTTGTCTGTATGGGTCAACGGCAACAAGATAATCAACGCGGCGGCCTATGACGTGGGGCAGATGACAGTGGATCGCGTGCTGATCGGCGGACTGATCCTGGGCGGCACGGTGTCGCAATTGTGGCCCAACGCGATGTCGCTCACGATGTTCCTAAACCGGGCCATCACCGCGCCGGAAGTCGCCAACCTGCAAGCGTTCGTACTGCGAGAGCACGGCGTCCCTTCTTGATTGCGCCCGGTGAGCCGGGCTATCCCGGCTATGCTGAGGGGTATTGATGGCCCTACCGCTTGACTTCGACGCTACCCGGACCCGCGCGGAACACATCGCGGATCACAAGGCGTTGCACAGGGTCTACGACCGGGCGGCGCAAGTGGCGGCTGGCGGCAGCATTCAGGCGGCCATTGACGCGGCGCAAGTGGTGAGCACGGGTAACGGCACGGTGCGCCTGGGACCGGGAGTGTGGGTCAACGATGTTTCGCCCAAGGTCGTGCACCCGGAAGGGCTGCACATCAAGGGCGCGGGGCCATTCAGGACGATCATCCGCCCGGCGGCAGACACGGATGGCCTCCAGGTCGAGGCGGCGCGCTACGGGCACCAGTTCAAGCTCTCGGACCTGAGTATCGAGGGTGGGGCGGCCGGGCTGCACATCCTGCCCGGCGGCGAAACGGACCTGACGCTGGACCGGGTATTCTTCACCGGGCAGACGACGGCGAATGTGCTAACCGAGACGGGCACGTACAACGTGCGGGCGACAGACTGTTATTTCAGGAGCGCGCCCAACGGGGTCAAGGTCACGGTGTTCGGGCACAACTGGCATTTCGACTCGTGCCGCTTCCAGTTATCGACCGACGCCGCGATTGATGCCTTCCGGGCACGGTCCTGGCAATTCGATAACTGTCTCTTCGAGAACAACGCGGGGCATGTGGCCCGCTTGCGGCAGGTGCATACCGTGACATTCAGAGGCGGATGGCTGGAGCGCAACGGGATCGTGGACGATGTGCCAATGTTTGTGGTGACAGGCGACCCGCCGGACGGGGAAACCGACCAGCGCTCGTGGGACGTGGCTTTCGAGCACATCTTCCAATCGCATTCGCCCACGGTGTTCCTGGACGCCAGCGCTTACGCCGCACGGGTCAGCTTCATCCGGCAGCAAACGGGGTCGTGCGAGGTCCGGTTGCCGGGCGGGCATGTGCTCCCGTATGCCCCCGGCGAAGGGCGCATTTTGAATATGGTGGCAGCGGTAGACTATTGCTTCGGCGCGGAAGACACGCTCTGGCGTGAGGGTATCGGCGCGGACGGCGTAGAGACGCATGTGCAGGTGGTGACGCCGTGACCCTCGCCACCCCGACCACGCCCGCCGAGTGGCTGTGTCTACTGTGCCTGCTGGCGCTGATAAGCGCGGCGGCCCTGGAAGCGTGGCACATGGCCCGCGCGCACGAACGGCGGGGCAGGGCGCGGGATGCGGCGCGGGATGCGGTGCGGGATGAGCGGGACGCGGGGGGTGAGGGGTAGGGGGATATGAAACACTTCGAGCACAATCCGCGCCAGATCAGCGTCAAGCGGTTCGCCCGCCTGAAGGACACGCTGGCACGCCTGGGCGATCTGTCCGGCATCGTTCACGACCTGAACAGCGGCCAGATTATCGGCGGCAACCAGCGGGCCGAGGCGTTGGGCCTGTTGGATGCCGAGCCAACCGTGACCGCCGAGTATGATGAGCCGACGCCTAGCGGTACGGTGGCCGAGGGGCACTTCCTGGTTGGCGGGGAACGCTACGCATACCGGGCTGTGCGCTGGACGCCAGAGCAGTGCGAAGAGGCCAACATCGCCGCAAACCTGGGCGCTGGTGATTGGGACTGGGATGTGCTGGCTGGAGCGTTCGACCCGGCGGCCCTGATGGATTGGGGCATGGATGCCGCGCTGCTGGCGGACCTGAACAACGACGCGGCGAATCTGGCGCTGCTGTTGGAGAGCGCGAATGGCAACGGTGGCGGGGCGGAAGACCCTGGCGCTGACCTGGACAGGGCGGCTGAGCTTCAGGAGAAGTGGCAAACTTCTCGCGGCCAGCTATGGGAAGTGCCGAGCCTGAGCGTGCCGGGGCGCAGTCACCGGGTGATGTGCGGCGACGCGAGCGTCGCCACAGAGGTAACAGGGCTAGGGGTTGAACGTGTTGACGTGATATTGTCCGACCCTCCATATTCGTCGGGCGGATTCCAAGAGGCTGGTCGCAAAGCGGGAAGCATTGGCAATCGCCAGAACGTCCAGATTGCCGCCGATCAGCTAAGCACGCGGGGATACCTGTCCCTCATGTCAGAAGTGTTAGCAATTGTGCCCGCTGATACACTTTATCTATTTACCGACTGGCGCATGTGGTGCTGGACTTATGATATTGCCGAAAGGTCTAACTACCCAGTCAGGAATATGCTGATTTGGGATAAGGGGCAGATGGGGATGGGCTTTCCTTGGCGTAGCACGCACGAATTAGTGTTGTTTGCTAAGCGTACACCCTCGCAGATGATGGACGGAAAGCGCGGGAACGTGCTCCATTTTGAACGCGCGCCCAACGACGATCATCCGACTGAAAAGCCAGCCGATCTAATTGCTTATATTCTTGAGAACTCAGTCGAAGGTGATGTATACGACCCCTTCCTTGGTTCTGGCACAACCCTCGTCGCCTGTGAGCAGACCGGACGCATCGGCTACGGGATGGAAATATCGCCCGCATATGTGGCGGTCTGCCTCGAAAGATTGGCGGGCCTCGGCCTCACCCCCGCGCTCATCGAGGGCGACCGGGCGGGGGATGCTAACGTGAGTGAGGTAGGCTGAACATTATGGCGCTGAACAACAGTCAGCAGGACATCATTGACCGCCGACGCGAGTTGGTGGCTTCGATGCGCCTGCGCGGGCTGACCCAGCGCCAGATCGTCGTGGCACTCTCTAGCCCGGATAAAGGCTTTCGCAACCCGGAGACGGGGGAGCCTTGGAGCCTGGGTACGGTCAACGCGGACATCAAGGCGCTCAATGCGCGCTGGAAGCGTTCGGCGCAAAAGAAGACCATCGCGTACAAGAGCAAGGCGCTGGCCGAGCTTGAGGAATTGAAGCTGGCGGCGTGGAACGCCAAGAACCTGGAACTCGTGCGGCGGTGCATTAGTGATATTCGGGCCATGATGGGCACGGACTCGCCGTCGAAGGCCGAGGTCACGGGCGCGGACGGGGGGCCGATTCAGCAAGAGGTGACGCACCGCTTCACGGATATGAGTGACGGCGAGTTGGAGCGGTTGCTGCAATGACGTACACGCCCACCCAGCGTCTTGCGGCCGAGGAACTGTTGCGCAGGCGCACGCGTGAGGACTTCACTGCATACAAGCGGATGATGTACAAGCGCTACGAACACGGGCCGCATCTGGCCGTGCTAGACGAGGCGCTGCAACAGGTAACGCGCTACGTAGAAACAGGCGGCGCGGAAGGCATCGGGCGGCTCATCGTAGAGATGCCGCCGAGACACGGCAAGACGCTTACAGTTAGCCGCCTGTTTCCAACGTGGCATCTGGGGCGCAACCCGGAGCATCGCGTGATGCTGGTCAGCTATGGGGCGACCCTGGCGCACAAGAACAGCCGCATGGCGCGCAACTTGATGCGCGCTCCGCGTTACCGGGCCACCTTTGGCCTGACACTCTCCGAGGACAGCGCCGCGGCTGACGCCTGGGACATCGCGGATCACGAGGGCGGCTGTGATGCGATGGGTATCACTGGCGGCGCAACGGGCAAGGGCGCGCATGTCTTGATTATTGATGACCCTATCAAGAATCGGGCCGAGGCTGAAAGCGACACGTACCGCGAAAATATCTGGGAAGCCTTTATCAATGACCTGTATACCCGCCTAGAGCCGGGCGGGGCGATTGTCGTGACGATGACTCGCTGGCATCAGGACGACTTAATAGGGCGTTTATTGGCCCGCGAACCCGGCGAATGGGTTCGGCTGCGGATGCCAGCCATTGCGGAGGAAGGCGATCTGCTAGGGCGCAAGATTGGCGAGGCGCTGTGGACTTTCCGTTATCCTCTGAAGGTCTTACGGAAGATTGCGGAAACGGTCGGGAAATATGTATGGTCGGCGCTATATCAGCAGAACCCAACACCCTCAGAGGGCGGGCTGTTCAAGCGAGACAACTTTAACATTACACCTTTACTCGGAGCGATCAAACAGAAGGTGCGTTATTGGGACCTTGCCATGAGCAGCAAGACACACGCCGACTTTACGGCGAGCACGCTCATGGGGATGGGCGGGGATGGCCGGATTAAGATTTGTGAGGCTAGACGTGCCCAGCTTGAATGGGACGATGTGCCGGAATATCTCATTGAGACGGCGATAGAAGACGGGCCTGAAGTTTTGATTGGTATTGAAAAACAGGGCTACATGTCACGGGCAATTCAGGAACTCTTGAAAGACCCGCGCATGCATCATTTCGCAGTTTTTGGCTATCCCGCTGAGACAGACAAGTTTACCCGTGCGCTGCCTTTTGCGGCGCGGGTGGGAGCCAAGCAGGTAGACGTATTGGAAGGCCCTTGGACATGGCCCTGGATTGACCAGCACGCCGCATTCAAGCCCAATTCTAGTGACGATGACTGGGTGGACTCGTCCAGCGGGGGTTATGCAATGTTAGATGAGGGTATTGTGCTGGCGGGCGGCATGGTCGAGGCCAGCAACGTGGGCGCGCTGGTGGGGGCGTACTAATGCAAGCACTGAGTAAAGCGGCCCTGCGCCTGCTGGCGCTGTTGCAACGTGAGGCGGACGATGCGGGCGTTGGGGTGGATATTGCGCCCGGCGTGATGATGTACGACGGCGACCGGGACCGACGCCAGATACCGGACGGCGGCGGGTATGACGTAGGCGACTGGGACAAACGACCCGACTTTATCAAGGATCAGACGGCAGGATGGGACTTACTGGTTACGTTAAGCGACAGGTCAACCGGGCGCAACGCGCGCTCCTAACCTGGGCTATGCGTGGGGCGCAGGACGTGGTGCCACAGGGACACCTCGTGGCTGACGCTAACCCGCGCGGCATTCGCGACGGGGCGTGGTATGACATGCCCGTGTTGCTGCCTGGGTACATGCGCGCCGAGATGTCCGAAGATCAGGTGACTAAATATCTGGCCGAGGTGGACGCGCGCACCACGATGCGCTTCCAGTTCGACGCGCCCAACCGGTCGGCCTGGGACATGGCGATCCCGCCCGCCGCCGACGATCCTCTGTGCGAGTGGAACAACGCCACCCGCGAGCAGGTGCTTTCCAATTGTCACGCGGCCTACCAGCGCCACCCGCTTGCCAAGGCGGCCGTGGATTACACGGTGGGCTTTGTGGTGGGCGACGGGTTCAATGTCACGTTCCACAACAAGGCCGTGGAAGCGGCGCTTGAGGCATTCATCGAAAACAGCGACCTGCGCCAGCTTGAGAAGAGTTGGCTGAAAGACTTGCAGGTGGACGGCGAGATCGTGGCGCGGCTGGAAGGGCAGGGGGCGGACATGGCGGTGTTGCCCCTGCGCCCGTGGGAGCTTGAGAAGATCGAAACCGAGAATGGCAGGCCGGTCAAGTTCTGTTTCAAGTTCCGCAATCAAGACGGCGGGATGATGGCCGAGGCAGAGGACATCGCCGCCGAAGACATCCTGTTTGTGCCGATCAACAAACACGCGTATGAATTGCGCGGACGGCCTGAGTTGTTCGTGGTGCTGCCCTGGCTGCGGGCGTGGCGCGAGTGGCTGGAAGACCGCGCCCGGCAGAACTATTGGCGCGGGGCGTTACTGTGGTGGGTCAAGGTCGTGACGACCAGCGCGGCGGCGCTAACCACGATTGCTGCGCGCTGGAAGAAGCCGCCCACGCCGGGATCGATCTACGTCGGCTCGGACAAGGAAGAGATCAACGCGGTTCAGAACAGCGTCAACGGCAGCGACGCGGGCGAAGACGGGCGGCAGATGAAGCTGGCGATTGCCGCCGGGCTGCGCCTGCCTGAGTATTTCTTTGCGGACGGGGCGAACGCCAACCTGGCCTCTAGCACGTCGCAGGAACTCCCGGCGCTAACCAAGTTCCAGGACTTCCAGCAGATCATGATCGAACGCGTGTTGACGCCGCTCTTTAAGCGCGTGATTGAGGCGCTGGTGGAAGACGGGCTGCTGGCGAGCGAGTTGCCCATGCACGACAGCGACGGCGAGGTAATGCAGGACTACAAACAGCAGCCGCGCACGGTGGAGGCTAGTAAAGCCTTCGAGGTGAGCTACGAGCCGCTGTCATCCAGCGACCCGGTGAATATTGCTAACGCCATCACGATGGACTTGGCGAATGAGCTTGTGAGCCGCCAGACGGCGGCCGCCGAACGTGGGTACGACTACCAGAAAGAGCAGCGGCTTATGGCGATGGAGGAACAGGCTATTGCCAACGACGTGCGCGATGGCACTTTGCCACCGCCACCCACCCAACGACCGGAGGGGTTGCCCGCCCAGGACAATGGCAACGGGCAGGCGGACAGCGCGCCGGACGTGACGCCTCCTGAGCTGGCGCAAGCCCAGCAGCAGTTGCGGCGGGAGCGGAACGCGCAGTGACCTACACCAAGCGCCAGATCGCCCGCATCCTGAATGTAGACGGCAAGCCGTTGTTGCCTGCCAACACGTTCGGGGGCAAGCAACCGCCCCTGGTGGCGGAGACGTTCATCCAGCGGCGGTTATACGACTGGGAAGATCGGGCGGTTGGGGTTCAGTATCAGGTGTTTCGCGCCCTGTACAAGCGCCTGAACCAGCACGCGGCCTCGTTGGCGACACATTACGGGGTAGGCAAGCTAGAACCCACGGGGGCAGGCGTGCGCTGGCAGCGTGCGCTTGTGGCGGCAGTCTCCCAGGACACGCCGCGAATGTACGACGCCCTGGCGGAGCAAGCGTTTCGCTCGGCCATGCTGGCCTATCACGTGGGGTATTACGGGCGAGCCTGGGTAGTCAACGAAGCCAGCGCGCCGGAGGCCCCGATCAGCGTGCCGACGCCGGACCCGGAACGCGCCGCCGAACAGGTGACGATCCCAACGCTCAAAGAGGGCGGCCCGCGTGAACAGCAACAGTGGCAGATGGTGTACGACCTACTGGGCAAACAATGGCAGGCGGAGTATGGCAACCAACAGACGGCGGTCGTAAGCGGCATCATGCGCAGCCTGAACGCCTCGCTGGCCCAGGGGCATAGCATCCCGCAAGCCATGCGCGGGGTGGCCAGTGTGTTGGGGGTTACAACGGACCGCCGCCTGACGGCCTATCAGGGGCGCGTGGCGCGCATGGGTACACCGGGACCACGGGCGGGCAGCTATCGGGCCAATTTCAACAAGGTGCAGACGCTCACGCGTTCCTACATTGTCGAGGCCAGCAACGCCGGGGCCTTGGAGTTGTACCGCAACAATGCGGACGTGTTGCAGGGGGTCGAGTGGAGCGCGTCCAGGGTGGGCGCGTGCCCTGAGTGCCGGGCGCTGGACGGGCAGCAGTGGGCGATTGATGACATGATGATCCCGCGCCCGGTGGTGGATACCCACCCGAATTGTATTCTTCCGGGCAACGAGGTCGGGCTTCCCGGCAAGTTAGTTGGAGCAACCAAGTCGCTTTATGTCGGCCCTGCTGTTGAAATTAGTTTTGCTGATGGGCGCAAGATCACCGTTACCCCGAATCACCCGATACTGACTCCGGGTGGGTGGGTTTTCGCGAAGCTCTTGAATGTAGGACAGCACGTGCTTCGCGCCATTGATGTCGAGCGGGTAGTTTCTGCCGTCAACCCAGATGATAAGTACCGACCAGCCATGATCGAGGAGGTATTTAGTGCGTTTGTGGAATCTAGCGCGGTGGTTCCCGGACGAGTGAAAGTTTCCGCCGAAGATTTCTATGGCGATGGGCGGTTCATTGACGGCGATGTCGAGGTTGTAAATGTGGACGGCCTTTTGCTGGACGACATCTACCCCGCGTTTACGGAGCCAGCGGGCAAGTCGGCGCTCGACAGGGGAGGCATGCAGGCACTTGGCCTCGCGGCTGAGAGCGGCCTTGGCGAGTTCTTCGAGGGAGCGAACGCGGCCCCGGCAAGCCTCGTGGGCAGCTTCAAGCATCTTGGAACCTTGTTCGGGGGTAGCGTTTTGCCAGCGGATATACATGCTGTCAGATATGTTTCTGGGCTGAATCCCTTGTTCGAGAAGGCGACGACGAAATACGCCCCGTCCTATGCCAGCATCTTTGGCGATGGATTGCTCGGACTCTCCGGCAAGGTAGCGAACAATCAGGGCGTCAATGTCCGGGATATCAATGCGCCTGTCTCTGATTTCCACACCGAGGGCGCGAAGGCGTCTCCACAGAACCTTGTAATCGACGCCAGCCTCGCGCGCCAGTTTGGGGAGCGATTCGCCGGACTCATAACGAGTGATGAGATCGTTCAGGTTAGGGATTTCGATTTCAGTGGACATGTGTATGACCTCCAAGTTGAACCCTATCAATTATACACCTGCAATGGTGTTATTGTCAAGAACTGCCGATGTGCGTTGATCCCGTGGGTGAAGGACCTTTATGATTTACCGGCCTTATCGAGGGACAGTGGCCCGCGCGAGACGTTTTGGGATTTCGCCGGGGCGCTGGGTGTATTGCAACTCTTGAGCCAATTTGAAACGGGAACGGCTATAGCGGTAGGCACGGAAAGCGATTGGTGGTGGGATGAAGAAACAGACGCCGAATTCTGGAACTAAGCAGGAAGTGACCGAGATTGCCGCGCCCGTGGGTCACGCGCTCGTGTTTGCCGAAGCGCTGGACCTGAGCGAGGCCGTTGCCGACACCGAAGCCCGCGTGATTCGGGGCGTGGTGCTTATTCGTGCGGGGATGAGCGCTAATCGGCGCTTCTACTCGGACAAGGTGTTGCAAGATGCGCAAACGATCTTCGAGGGCGCGAAAGCCTACGCGGATCATCCTGGCAAGACGGACAGCAAGAATATGCCAGAGCGCAGCGTGCGCGATCTTACGGGCTGGTATGAGAACGTCCACTATGCCGAGGGGGCGCTACGCGGAGATCGTGTGTTCTCGCGCACCCAAGCCGGGCAGGACGTGTGGGCGCTGGCCGAAGACATTGTGACCGGGCGTGCGCCCAAGTCACTGGCCGGGCTGTCCATTCGCGCGGCGGGTGTCGGCTCCAAGAAAGCCTATGACGATGGCGAGGCGCTTGAAGTCGAGAGCATCACCGCCGCGATCAGCGTGGATGATGTGACCACGCCCGCCGCCGGGGGTATGTATCTGGCGGCCAGCGCGGGGGATGAATTGACGGCGGGGCTGTTGGGCGCGCTCTCGTTTGACGAGTGGCGCGAGGCTCAGCCAGGGTATGTGGAACAACTCAAGAAAGAATGGCAGGTTGTGCGCCAAACGGAAGCGGTTAAGGCGGCGGAAGCCGAGGCTGACCAGCTACGCGAGGCGCTTAAGAGCGCGGAACAAGCGCTAGAGGAAGCACAGACTAAGTTGACTGCACATGCTGACCAGGACGCGAGTCTGCTGGCGGAAGCGCAGCGGGTGGCCGATGAGGCGAACGCTGCGTTATTCGAGGCAAGGCGTAATCTTGGAATAGAGCAGATGCTGCGGAAGGCCAACCTGCCTTCCAAGTGGGAAACCAGTCTGCGCAAACGTCTAACGGAGGCCGACCTGACACAGTGGGACGGCATTCTGGAAGACGAGATTTCTAAGTCTAGAGACGTGACCAAGTCGCGCGTCGTTGAGCGCGTGGGCGGCACGGAGCCTCAGCAGATGCCAGCGGTGAAATTACCGCCCGCGCTGCCTGAGGTAGCCGATGTGCGCCCGCGCGATGATGAGGACGTGAAGGCTTGGCAAGAACGAAACAGGAGATAACTCATGTCTGTGACAGCCGTTAGCGCTGTGCCGGACCTGCTTTTTAAGTCGGACATCTCCATTATCACCGCCCAGGCAACTGGCGTGGTGAATGTGGGTGACTGGGTTATGTATTCGGGGCACCGCGTTTGCGCGTCCTACAGTGGCTTCTCCGCATGGTGGAAAGCCTCTGGGGCGGGCGTCGCGCTCGAATCCAGCCCGATCTACGACCAGGCAGGACGCACGGCCATTAACACTGGCCTCAAGATTCTAACGCAGGGCATCATCCGTGTGAGCGGGGCGATCTCTGGGTCGGCGCAGTTGGGCCTCCCGGTGTTTCCCCTGACCACGGGCAGCGGCGTGGCTGCGCCGACCGGCCTGACCGGGCTGGGCGCAACGTGGTCCGCGATTGAACCCGCCGCCATCTCGGCTAACCCGACGGGCACGGTTGCCTCGCCGGTTGGCAAGATCGTCGGTGTTCATATGGCAGGCGGACAGACCGCGCAGTATGACGTGCTGCTGGCACCGGCTACCCTCAACGGGTACTACGGTTAAGGGGCGATACCAATGACTACAGTGATCGACCTCCAGCGGAACGACCGGGGCGAACTCGTCAATCACAAGGAAACGCGGATTGAAGAGAACACCATTGCACCTCAGGACGCATTCAAGGAACTGTGTGAAGTCGAACTCGTGGGCGGCAAGAAGGCGTCGCTGCCACTGCACGAGGCCGTGCTGACCAACCCGGACTCGGCTGAAATCTTCCGGCGCGACGTGCGCTATCTGGCGTTTAGCGCCTATGCGAACAACGCCCGGACGTTCGAGAGCTTTGTCACGATGATGAACAGCACCCGCGAGCAGGAAGAGTACCTGCGCGCGGCTGGCATCGGCGTGATTCCGAACGCGCCTAGCGGAACGCCTGCCCCTCGCGCCACCTCCAGCTTTGAGGGCGGGGCGATCATCAAGAACGATCTCAAGCGCTACGTGGCTGAGATTACGGGCGATATGATCCGCTACGACCAGATCGGCAAGATTCGCCAGTTGGCGGATGAGATGGGTCGTTCCGCGCGTATGACCGAAGAGAACGCGGTGTACAGCTACATCACCACCACGGGCAACTTCACGCGCAACAGCACGACCAACGACAACGACATTGGTGCGAATTATGGTACGACCACGTTTGGCCCGACCGGGCTGGACACTGCGCTGACCACGATTGCGACCGCCAAGGACCGCAAGAGCGGTGCGTACCTGGGTTACAACGCGGACACCTTCATCTGTGGCCCGCGCCTGATGCCCGGTGCGAAGCAGTTCTTCCTGAGCAACGACCTCCAGCGCGCCTCGGCCAATAACACGGCGGAAGAGCGCGGCGGCGGCACGTACAATCCTTACCAGGGCATGATCACCAAGATCGTGGTCAGCCCGTGGTTCGGGGCAAGCTTCCAGTGGGCGCTGTGCGATAGCCGCGTTATGAGTCTCGTGTACCAGGAAGTCGAGCCGTTCAATGTGTACCAGCAGACGGCCATCCCTGACAACAACGCGTGGCTGAATCTGGATGTGATCGAGTATCTGGTGCGTGGCACCTTCGGCGTCGGTTTCGTTGACGACCGGGCTTGGTACTACAGCAATAGCACCACGACCTACACGCCCGACTAAGCGGGGCGTCGTGTAAGCATGGGGTAGGGGGCCTCGGCCTCCTACCCTGACCAGAAAGGGTGATTATGGATACACCGCAGTTCGTACAGGAAGGCTATCTCACGCCGGAGGGCTTGAAGGTCAAGGCGTGGATGGAATCGATCTTCGTAGAGGCCGACAAGACCAACGACCTCGCCAAAATCAACAGCCTGAGCGGGCACGTGGGCAGCTATTACCTGCATGCGTACAAGGGCGGCGGCAAGGGCTTTGGCGTGACGCCTGAGCAGTGGTTTGCCGAGAATAAGTCCTCAGCCATGGCAGCGCACCGTGACATGCTGTACTTCGAGGGGCTGGAAGCGCAGGAAGCCGAACGCGTGGCGGCGATCAATGAGAACGCCCAGACCACCAGCGCCCTGGCCGAAAAGCTGGAAGCGCTGCGCGAGCAGGTGCGCGTGCTGACCGAGGCGCTGGCCGCTAAGGATGCCCCGGCTGTGGACGAGACAGAACAGGCCGAAGAAACAGAGCCGGTCGAAGAAGCCGCGCCGGTTGAAGAAGTCAAGCCCAAGCGCGGGCGCAAGGCCAAGGTAGTTGAGGCCGAGGCCGAGGCTGAAGCCGAGCAGGACGCGGACGCTGAAACCGAGCAGGCTGAAGAAGAAGCGGACGCCGAGCAGGGTGACGGGGCCGAGGCGGACGCCGACGCTGACTCCAAAAGTTAACGGGGAGGGGTAGCTATGACGCTCTCGACCGCGCAGGCCGTTCGCTTGCGCATTCAGGATCAGCCGCTCATTGCTGATGAACTTCTAGTCAGCGACGGGACGGCGAGCGCCTACGCGCTGCCCCACCGCAACATCACCAGCGCCTCGGCCTATGTGCAAAACACGGGTGTGTGGACGGCCACCGGGGCCAATTTCGACCCCACCGGCTTTGTCACCCTCAGCGGGCTGGTGAGTGCGGGGTCCGCGTTCCGCGTGCACTACGTCCACAGCACGTTCTCGGATGAAGAGATCGGGCACTTCACCGCAGTGGGGGGCGACGTGAACGGCGCAGCGTTGGAGGCTGTGAGCACGCTAATGTTTGACGGCTTGAAGCGGGCGCGCTGGACCTCGCCGGACGGGGCCAGCTATGATGACACCGCCGCCATGCGGATGCTGAATGACATCTACGACCGCCTGATTGCCGAGCGCGCTGAAGCGGCACTCACGAACGGCGGTTTCTGGAGTTGGAGTACCGAGCAGGAGAACTATTGATCATGCCCTACCGTGGCAACATCCCGGCGCGCCGCGTCAATCAGATGGCACAAGTCTATGCCCAGGCGGGCTACACGGCCACGTGGCGGCGTTATGCCAGCGCCAGCGCGGGCAACCCGGACGCGGGCATGGGGGATGCTCAGTATTACAGCGAGTCCATCATCACCGCCCTGTTTGGCATGAACCGCACGCCTGACCTTCGTGAGCGCCAGCAGGCGGTGGGGCTGTTGGTGGCGGCGGACATCTACGCCGTGACACGTGAGCCGCTGGGTAGGCAGGATGAGCTTATCTGGCGCGGGGTAACGTATCGGGTGGAAAGCGACCCTGTGCCGGGGCAGATGGTCACGGGCTGGGTAACGCAACTAAAGCGAGGTGAATGATGGCAACAGAGAACGCCAATGGATATGCAGGGCACACACCCGCCGTGACCGCGCCGGGCGTAGCAACCGCCAGCGCATACAGCGCCTATGACGCGTTTGGTGGGCAGTGGTCTGCGGAATACGCGGCGGGGCGCGCGGGAAGCTGGCTTATGCAGATCAACGCGTTTGACCGTGGAACGGCCAACGCATGGCTGCGCTTTCACTTCTTCACTACGGGTTTCAGCGCCAGCCCGGACGGCACGCCCTGGACAATGAAGGGTAGTGACTTTGCCAACTACCTGGGTTATGCGGACGTACTACCGAGTGATTGGGTTTCAGCGGGTGCGACGGCCAACATGGCCTCAGTGCGTGTTAACCCGACCTTGCCGCTATACTCGCTGGCCGGTAATCGCACGGTGTGGGGGCAAATCCAGACCCCAGGCACGCCGACGCCGGGGGCGCTGGCGAGCGCGATCACGTTCACGTTTGGCGTGATGTACGACTAGTTCTCTGGGGAGAGAGCAAACATGGAAGAAAAACCGATTGAAATCCGGCGGTTTCTGCTATATGTCAAAAGCGACCAGTTGTTTGTGTGGTTGCAACACTCAAGTCACAACACAGAACTTGAAGCTATCGGGGCGCTGCCAGCAGGTCGGGCCGGATACATTGTAGACACAGACACAGGAGATGTTGTTCGCCACTTGGGCGACTGGGAGCAAGATGTGCCAACAGGCCCAAGCGGTTTAGGGCCACACGGAGCATATGCGTCTTGGTGGAGCGGGATTGTACTATCCGGCGGAGTTAACTACGACGGCGATCCGATCCTGTAGTCTCTGGGGAGAGAGTAATGTTCAAGGTTGGCGACGAGGTTTATACCACACAGCATCTTTTGCGTAAGGGTGGCTTTCGGAGAACCGAGGACGATCCGCCTGAGTTTACGCCAGTAGCTAAGGGCACAATGGCAACCATTACTGGCGGCCAGCTACGCCAGGATGGCATGCATTATATGGTTCGTCTTTTGGACGCCTTTGGAAAAAAGGCCACGGGCCTGGTGTCCGAAAAGAGTCTAAGTCTATGGTTAGAAACCGATCCATATCCTGAACCTGAACCTTTCGATCTGGGGCTATATGATGTCATGATCGAAGTCTTCAAGGGGAGCAGTCCCCCGGAGGCGTCGATTTCTCAGGCCGGGATTGAACAAACGATCGAGCGGCTTGAGTGGCAAAAAGGGCAACTTGAAAAGCTGAACCGGGGAGAGCTTCGATGAAGGGCTTTAGCGAGTTTATGGGCGGCATCTTCTTTATTGCGGCCCTCGTGCTGGCGATATGGAGCGTGTCGCAGCCCGCTATCCTGGGCACGCAGATCGCAACACTGGCGGCGGTTGCCATGTTAGGCGCGGTGTATCTGGATCGCCGGGGCGGGGAGGCATAGCGTGCGCGTTCTACTTGTTTCAGACAGCGCCGTGCCTACGGGTTTTGGGCGCATCATCGATGAGATTGGGATCAGACTGGTCAAGCGCGGGCAGCAGGTGCTTGCTACGTCCTACTACTACGACGGCCTGCTGCCGCCGCAGTTTGATGGCACGCCGCTGCCATATCATGTGGCCGTGCTGGCGGGCAAGCCGGATCAGGTGGGTGAAATCGCCAAGGTGATCGCGGCGTTCCAGCCGGAGGTGGTGGTATCGTGCCAGGACTTCCCCTATGCGGTGCAACTGTTCTTGCATCCGGGCATTGATTGGAGCCGGATTGCGCGGGTGATGATCACGCCCGTGGACGGCACGCCCATCGAGTCGGGCTGGTTGGACTTGATGCCGCACCTGGACGGGGCCATGACGATCTCTGAGTTCGGCGTCAAGGCGTTCGCGGATGCGGGCTATCGGGTGGGCTTGTGTCGACCGGGGATCAACTCGGATAAGTTTTTCCGAGTGACGCCAGAGCAACGCCGCGAAACACGCGCCAAGCTCGGCCTGACGGATCAGCATTTCGTGTTGGGCACGATGGCGCAGAACCAGGGCCGCAAGGCGATCAGCATCATGCTCGAAGCGTTCATGGCGTGGGCGAAAGACAAGCCCCACGCGCGCTACCTGCTGGACATGGATGAGGTCAGCCCGGCAGGCTGGCACATTCCAAACATAGTCCGCGCTAACGGGTGGGACGCCACGAAACTCATCTTTCGCAATGACGCCGTGCGTGCCGGGATTACTGACCTGCGCGACCGCTACAATGCGCTTGACGCGCACGTGGTCCTGGCCCACCGTGAGGGCTACGGTCTGCCGCTGGTGGAGGCCATGGCCTGCGGCGTGGTGAGTATGGCGATGGACTATTGCAGTGGCACGGAGATTGTGGGCGATGGGCGCGGCTGCCTGATTAAGCCCATCGACTATAGCGTCATTGGCACGTGGGGCGGAGCGCGGGACTTGTTCCCCGACAAAACCGACTATATCCGCCAGCTTCAATGGCTGCATGACAATCCCGCCGAGCGCGCCGCGATGGCCGAGCGGGGCATGACCTGGGCGCGTGAGCAGACGTGGGACAAGGCGGCAGACGCGACCATCTCCGTGTTAGAACAGGCCAACTCGCGCCGCAAGGCGTGGATCGCAGGCCAGCCGCCAGCCCCGGAAGCGCCGCCGCCTGCACTGGCGATGCCGATGGTCACGCCTAACCCGGACGGCCAGCAGGTTGTGCCAGGGGGCGAAGCGGTGGAGTTGGTGGAGGGGGCGGCATGAAGATCAGCATTATCATCCCCGCCTATGACAACCTAGAGGCCGTGCTGACGTGCGTCAACAGCCTGCGCGCGCTGGCGTTGGATAACACCCGCATTGAGTACCTTGTGCAGGACGATGCCAGCCCCAACGTGCTCTACCCGGCGCTGATCCCGCAGGAGATCGCCAGGGTGGAGCGCAACGAGAAGAACCTCGGATTTGCGCCTAACGTAAATCGTGGGGTTCAGAGGGCAACCGGAGATATTTACTTCGCGGTCAATCAAGATGTGTACGCCGTGCCGCAGGTATCGCACGGTTGGGATGCCGCCCTGCGCGCGGCCTTCGAGGCAGACCCGCAGATCGGCGTGATCGGGGCGCGCCTGCTGTTCCCGAACGGCACGGTACAGAGTGCTGGCGGAAATATAGACGGAGCCGGGCAGCCCTACCACCCGTGCTTGGGGTGGGCGGATGTCAATCACCCGGAAGTGGCGACCAGCCGCGAGTGCCAGTGGGTGACGGGCGCGGCGATTGCCGTTCGCCGGGAAGCATGGCAAGCGGTGGTTGGGTTCGATCCTGAGTACCGTCGTGGTTATTGGGAGGACGCCGACCTGTGTTTCAAGGCGCGCGAAAAAGGTTGGAGGGTCTGGTATGAACCCGCAATTACGCTTGTCCACTCTGTGGGCAGCACTGGCGGTAACCCGGAATTCTTTATGCGGAACGCGATGTTGTGGAAGCAAAGATGGGCCGACACTAAGAAGGCTATTGCTGATGTTCCAAACGTGATGGTTCACTATTGGGCATAGAACATATGCGCGAAATGTGGTATACTAAGGGGAAGTAACTCCCCAAACGAACATGCACCAGCGGCGCGCAAACGCCCTGGTGCGTGGAGAGCCTAGAAGGAGGCTACTCATGTCAGATCATACCACATCCCAGCCAGAATACAAGACGTGCCCAGTATGTGGAATTAGTAAGCCTAGAACGGCTGAGTATTTCCATCGTGACGAATCAAGACCAATTGGGTTTAGCAGAACTTGTAAGGATTGTGCGCGCGAACGTACCAGAAGATGGAGAGAAGCGCATCCTGCGCGTGCCGAGGAATGGCGAAAAGAAAACCCTGAATATCAAAGCATATGGTATCAAGACAACCGCCAGGCGCACTTAGAACGAACCAAGAAAAGATACGATGCCGATCCAGACCGCAAGCTAGCGACCAACAAGTCGTGGCGGGAAAAGCATCCAGCCGAAACCAAGTCTATTGGTCACAGGCGTCGGGCCAAGCGTCGCGGTCTGCCAGCGAGTTTGACCGGGGATCAGTGGATACAGGCACTTGAGTATTTCGGTTATCGGTGTGCCATATGCGGAAGGCCACAGGGACTTTGGCATACACTGGCTCAGGATCATTGGATACCGATCAATTACGATGGTGATGACAATCCGGGGACGGTTGCAACCAACGTAATTCCGCTGTGTCATGGGCTGGGTGGCTGTAACAACAGTAAGGCCGATAAATTGCCCAAAGAATGGCTGACACAGATGTACGGAGGGCGAAAAGCTAAACGCCTGATGCGTAAGGTTCAAGCCTACTTTGAATGGATTAGGTGAGGTTCTGGGCGTAAGCCCTAGCTCTTGGGAGAGAGTGACAATGACAAAACGATACTTTGTAGAGCGTGAAGACGGCCCTTGGGTGGGATCGTGGGAGACGGTAGACGGGGCCCTGCTTTGCGATCTCGATGACAACGAATGGGCGGTTATCCGTGACATCGAAACTGGTGAGTGGGTAGCCGAGTGGCACTATGAATCTGAAAACTTCGACGGTGGCTATGTGAATAAGTTTGGATGGAAAACAAGTGACGGAGCCTTTCACGTGGTCCGCCAAGAACGCATGGTAGAAACCACCCAAGAGGAACGCGAGGAATGGGTGCGCGGACTTCGTGAGCAGTTTAACCTACCGTCAACAGGATACATCACCGGCCTGTCAGCACCATCTTTTCGCAAAGAGGACCTATAACCATGCGCATTCTGGCAGTGTATACACATTATCCTGTCTCATCGGGCCGCTACATGACGGACGCCTTCCAGCGTCAGGGCCACGATGTGCGCCACATTGGCGATAGCACGGGCAATCAGGTGTGGGGCATTCAGGTTGACGCCAAGTACGCGCACGCCAGCGATGGCGACATTACCACCCGCTGGCCCGACTGGACGCCGGACCTCGTGTTGGTCATGGACAGTGCGTTTGCTTTTCATCACCCGTACTACCCGGATGTGCCGCACGCAGTCTACGGCGTTGACTCGCACGTTCGCAATTACCGCCAGTATGGAATTACCCGATACTTTCTGGCGCATAAGGCGGTGTCGATCCAACCCTTCGAGGACGATTGCGAATGGCTACCGTGCGGCTTCGATCCCGTGTGGTTCACGCCCAGCATGATTCCGTGGGATGAGCGTGAGTATGACGTGGCAATGATAGGGGTGTTGTACCCGCGCCGCGTGGAACTTTTGAATGCGCTAAGCGCCGCCGGGTTGAAGGTCGCGGCAGGCATGGGCGCGCTGTATGACCAGTACCGGGACGTGTACCAGAACGCGCGGATCAGTCTGTGTGTGAGCGCTAACCATGACGTGGCGCAGCGCGTCTTCGAGACGGCGACGATGGGGTGCGCAATTCTTAGCGACCCGTTACCTGACATGCGAACCATCGGCACAGTGGCCGACCGCAAGTCCGGGGCGGTGTATGCGGAATATGAGGACGCGGACGGCGCGGTCAAGATCGCGCAGGCATTGTTAGCGGATGGTGCCGGGCAAAAGATGGCGCTTGAGGGCCAGCGGTGGGCTATCCACCACACCTGGGACGCCCGCGCCCAGCGCATCGTTGACTGGTGGCAGGGTGAGTATGCGCCCAAGCCGAAGGGCGGGCGTAAGGGGAAGGCAGATGCAGCGACCGATGGCGTGGATTCGGATCGGAACGCGGGTGCGCCTGAAGGCGACGGCGACGGAGCACCTGGTGACAGCGGTGCTTGAGCTTAACCCCGGCCAGTATCGGTACGTGCTCACCAGCAAGGGGTCGGATCGGTTGTGGGCCGGGCAAGATGACATCGAGGCGATAGACAACACGAAAGACGATTAGTTCTCTGGGGAGAGAGCGAAACAATGGAGAGAATTTCTGATTTCTGTTTGGGTCTTTTTTTGGGTGGAATGGGCGCTGGGTTGGCTTTGGCCATATTCCAGGCTCCTGGGTTTGTGGGTTTTCTGGTGCTTAGCTTGATGGCATGGTTTCTAGCGGCGCTTAAGGAACTGAGGGCTGATTATGACTAACAAGCCCAAACTAAACCTGGGATGCGGGCACGTCATTCTGCCCGGCGCGCAGCCCTGGCATCACGGCCTTGTGGACCCGGCGATCTACGATTACCCGCACTGGCACAACGTGGACCGCAACGCCGCCGAGGGTGTTGACGAGACGGTGGACCTGTTCACCTACCCGTGGCCGTGGGCGGATAATTCGTTTAGCGGCGCGCTGCTTAGCCATCTGGTCGAGCACATCCCGCATGGTCAAGCACGATCTGCCTACGAGATTGATGGTTGGTGGGATAAACAGCCCCGTGACGCATGGGGTGATCGTTGCGAATTCCTTGCTGGCCTGCAAGACGGCTGGTTTGCCTTCTTCAGTGAGCTGTGGCGCGTGCTAGAGCCGGACGCCGTGGCCCACATCCTCTGCCCGCACGGCCACTCGGACGGGGCGCTGGCCGACCCGACCCACACCCGCTACGTGATGCCCCATACGTTCGGGTATCTGCGGCCGGATGAACGCTCGACGTTCTCGTACTCGCTGGGCTGCAACTGGGAAGAGGCCGCGCCCATGGTATACCGCCCGATGGAGTTGTTCTACCACCTCATGCCCGCCGAGGGGGACACGCCGGAAGAGATGGCCGATAAGCAGCGCCGGTTCGGAGAGGCGCTGATGACGCGGGTCAATGTAGTTTACGAGTTCTATACCCAATTGCGGGCGGTGAAGGATGCAGATCACGGTTGACGGTAGCCAGTTTGAACTAGAGTCGCGCAAGGTCGGGCGCGACATTCAACAGGTAGGGAATGTTATCAAGCAAGGCGTCCGGGCGGTTTCGCTAGAAGCCAAGCGCAACATCCAACTGCGGATGCCCGTTAGAACTGGACGCGCGAAAAGTTCATGGGGTAACGTTCCCGCCGCGCCGCCCGCTTTTGTTGACGAGGGCATTTGGGAAGTCAAGAACAACGGGTTCACGATTATCCAGGGTAGCAAGGTGCCCTATGTTGAAGATCTGAATGAAGGCCACAGCAGCCAAGCGCCTGCCGGGTTTATCGATGCTGAGGAAGAGGCAGCGGTGGATAAGTTAGACAAAGAACTTGGCGAGCTTGTCCTGTCCGTATGGGGGGCGTAAATGCCAACGACGATAGCCCAGACCAGCACCTATAACGTTGAGACCAGCCTGAACGCGTGGCTGCGCACGCAGTTGACGGCGGTTACGCGCCCGGCGTGGTTTCCCGCGCTGCCGGGCATCATCACCGATACGCCGGAAAAGGCCCCCAGCCTACCCGCCTTCAGCATCTTTCATATTCCGGTCGACTCGCGGGGGGACTGGCAAGGGCGCATCGTCTCTAGCGCGGGGGGCAAGGGGCTGTGGAACCGGGGAATTATGGAGGTGGACGCATGGGTAACACGCGCCAACAAGAATTGGTTGGCGCAACTGCGAACGATGGAAGACATGGTGATGACGGTCCTGGCGAACACGACCGAGGTGGCAATCAGTGACTACGCCGCCAACCAATCGTCGCCCTCGACCACCTCCTATCTGGTCCGCTTGCGGGATACACGCGCAGTCGCAACCGCGCCCGATCCCAACCCGGACATCGAACGGCGGCGAATGTTGGTGACATACGAGTGGGTTTATCGGAGTTAGCGGAGGAAATAGACGATGGCTGAAACAAGAACGAATGTCGAGGGTTCGCTGTGGTGGGTGCGAGCCAGTGGGTCGGGCCGGACGTGGGCCACGGCCAGCGCGCCAGCGAGCGGGCTGCTAGGGTTCGTCCAGTCTTTTACGTACACCAGCGCTCAGACCACGATGCAGGTGTCAGAGCGTGGCGTGCCCAATCACAAGAAGTTGATCAGCGAAGGCCCGATCAACGGCAACGCGACCTTTTACTGGACGGGCATCTTGCCCAGCGCGGTATCCGGCAGCGGGGCGAGTCTACCCATGTACCATATGGAATACAAGGCCAAAGCGCCGGAGAACGGCAATACGGGCATCTATATGCAGTTCATGGGCGTCTCGTTCGACAACGTGCAATTCACCGAGGGTGCGCCCTCACAGGTGCAGTTGACGTGGGACGCGCTGAACATGCAGGGGCCGACCGGCAGCGGGTACATCTCTTAAAAGGGCAGGGGGGTTGGCATGGGTCAGTCCGCAGAGGTTTATAGCTTTCGAGAAGGCGTCCTATTGGTATGGACAGGCTCCGCCAACCCCTACACCGCCGCCTATGTGCAGAACGTGCGCGGGCAGCGGGTGTATGGCTGGCAGAATGTAGGACCGTCTATTGGCGGCACGTATACCGATCATTTGACGGGCCTGTATGCCACACTGTCCACTGAGATGGGACTGACCCATGATCGCACGCTAGAGCAAATCGCCGCCAGTGCAACGGCGGTGCATATCCAGATTCATCATGTCGGAGTGAACGGAAGCGCCGGGGTGATCTTCTACTCCGGTCGGATTGACAGCCTCAACATGCCCGGTCAAGAGGGAGGGTTGATGGGGTTTGGCTTGACGTACCACGCCAACGCGTGGAGCGCTTACTAGCTTTCGGGGAGAGAGCATGCATGAACAAGGAAAACGAGAACGCCGAGGAGAAAGCTGCCGGGCCGGTGCTGGCGACGTGGGCCGACCTGGAAGAGCGGTTGGTGGTCAACTTCGAGATCGAGCGCGAGGGCGGTACGCCGATTGTGCTACCGATGAAAGAACTCTCTTACGCGGAGTGGATCGAGGCTGAGTTTGAATATCCCTGGCCGACCCCGCCTGCGATGGGAATCAACCCTAACAGCGGCTTGCCGTTGTTTAACACAGCAGATCACGGGTACATCAAGGCGTCGGCAGAGTGCGAGGCCAACCGCACGTACTCTCGCATACTCAAGAGCATCCAGATCGAGATTCCTGGTGAAACGCGCGAGGAACAAATGGCCTCGCTGCACAAGCTCGGATCGCGCATCACCAAGACGCTGCGGGCCGTGCTGAGCGACATGCACGCCGAAGGAAAGGCGCGCGTGGCAAGCCACGCCGAAAACTTTCAGCCAGACGGCAATAGACGTTCTCGGCGCAAGTGAGCGTGGCGGGCTGACTCTGACACAGTTTGGCGCGCTACCCGCCTGGGAGCAAGAGTTACGGATAGCCAAGGTGCAGTGGGAACGGGCGCGCATCGAAAGCCTGAGAGACACCATCTTAGGAAATCGGAATGACAAGGGCAAGGCCTGGGTTTGGACGCCAGAGGTTATGGCGACCATTCAAAAAGAACTCTACCTAAGAACTGGCAAGGGTGACTAGCACAGGTGTGCGAAATGTGGTATAATCATGGGGTTAGTTAGTACCCCACAAGACCATGCACCGGCGGCGTTGTCGCGCCCCGGTGCGTGGAGCAGCCTACAGGAGAGGCCACTCATGAGTAATGATACCACGCCCCAGCCAGAATACAAGACGTGCACCAAGTGCGGCCAGCGCAAGCCTGCGACGCATGAGTTTTTCTATAACGATAAAAAGACCAAGGACGGCTTGGCATATCATTGCAAGGAATGTGTCAAGGCACATGTCAAGGCTTGGCGCGAACGCGATCCTGAACACGCCCGCCGCAAGGAAAGTGAGTGGCGCGAAGCTAACCGGGACAAATTGCGTGAGCACTACGTCGAGAGCAGGAAGCGCCTAGGCAAAGAACTTAGAGAGCCGAAAGACAAGGATGACAAGCGTCGCTGTGCTACTTGTCATGAGTATCTACCGGCGAATACGGAATTCTTCTATGAGAAGCGTGATGGAAGCGGTTTAACCGGAACCTGTATTGAGTGCAATAAACAAAAGGGGCGCGAGTATTACTACGCCAACGGGGGCAAGCCGCAGGTTCAGCGACGTAAGGACGGAAAGAAACAATGTAGTTGCTGCGAACAGTGGTTTCCAGCTACAGCGGAGCATTTTAACAGAGCGCGTAACCGCAAAGACGGATTGTATCCGGAATGTAAGCAGTGTACGAAACCCAAACACAAAAAGATTTGGGTCGAACTTATTCAAGACCCAGATTTTAGACAGAAAAGGCGGGCAAGCAACAGAAAATACTATATTGAACACCCAGAGGTTGCAGTAGTATCAGCTGCTCGTAGGCGGGCTAGGAAGCGTGAATTACCCAATACCTTAACCTCAGAAGAATGGCGAGCCGCCCTTGGGTATTGGGGAGGGCGCTGTGCCATTTGTGGGAAGCCCAATGGACTTTGGCATTCCATTGCCCAAGATCATTGGATACCGATATCGTGTGATTTGGAAAATAATCCGGGAACAGTTGCCGAGAATGTAATTCCAATGTGTCATGCATCCCGCGATGGGGACGGGGGGTGTAATAACTCAAAATCTAATAGGATGCCGAATGAATGGCTCCAAGACACGTTTGGTACACGCAAGGCAAAGGTAATAATGGATAGGGTTGAGCGGTATTTCACATGGGTCAGAGAACAGCGGAAGTTTGCGCAGCAAGGATAGCTGATGGCTGACAGGGCTGTTACCGTTACTATTACCGCGCGAGATAATTTCAGTTCGGTAATAGGCAAGTACCAGCAGGCCATGGGTCAAGCTGGCACTGCCACCAAGAAGCTCGGCCAGGACTCCGGCGGGCTGAAGGGGGGTATTGACCAGCTTAACAGCTCGTTCAATACCCTGTTCGGCGCGGGCATCATGGGCATCGGGCTGACTAAGGTAATCCAGCTTGGCAGCGAGATGCAACAGCTTGGCGCAAAGGTCAACAGCGCTCGCTCCGTGTTCGATCAATTGACGGGCGGGGTGGGGGAAGCCGCCAGTACGTTAGAGCAACTACGCACGGCCACGCATGGCACGGTGGCTGACCTTGACCTGATGAAGTCGGCCAACGCGCTGCTATTGCAGGGGTTGGCGTCCACCAACGAGCAGGCGGCGGACCTGACCGGGATTGCCGTGACGCTGGGTCGCGCGATGGGCGAGGATGCGGGTGGGGCGGTTGAAAAATTCTCGCAACTTCTCCGGAATCAGTCGATCAGATTACTCGACAACTTTGGTCTAAGTTCCGCCCGCGTCAAGGACCGCATCACCGCCCTCATGGCGGCAACCGAGGGTCTGTCACGCGAGCAGGCATTTGTGCAGGCCACCATCGAGGAATCGCGGCTGGCGATTGGGCGGCTGGGCGACAGCGCCGTGGTTGCGGGCACGGCCACCGAGCGCCTAGGAACCATAATAGAGAATACCTACCAGAAGGCCTCCAGCAATGTAGCAGCCGGGGTCGAGGGCTTTGCTTACTTTGTAACCTCTATCATAGACCTGGCCAACAAATCGCAGGAGGACGCCGCCGACGAGGCCGTCCAGCAAGCCGAAGATGCGTATACGCGGCTGTCTGATGTTTGGGATGCAATGATGGCATCCCGTCCGGGAGAAGTCTTCAACATCTCAGAAGTCCAGTTCTTTGTGGACGCCCTGAACAACTTGCAATCGGGCCGGTTCACGAACCTGGAGGACGCCGCCGACGCCGCCGCCCGCATGAACGGCGGCACACGCGCCACGGCTGACCAGCTCGCGTTGATTGAGGAAATCAGTAGCAACATCGGTGAGGCAACGGATCGCCGCCTCCAGGTCGAGCAAGAGATCGCCAAGACTCAACAGGCGGGTTATGAGGCAGCGTTTATTGCCAGCGAACGTCAGTTTTCCAGTGACCAGCAGCGGGCAGATACGCTCAGCCGCCAGATTCAGGCGGCCGAAGAGTCACGAGCGCGTATCACGGGCAGCATGCGCCCCCGTTACACCTCAGACGCTATGGGTGGGCTAGCCAACGCGCAGGCACTCTCGTCTTCTCTTGGGGCATATAACACCCAATCCCAGGCTGACCAACTCCGCGCGATGGCGGATGAGATGGGTCGCCTGTTCGAGCTAGCCGGACAGAACGAACTGGTGAGTGAAGGCGAGCTTGGGCGCATCCGCGACGCCAAAGATCAGGTGGAATCTCTGGCCGCCGCCGCTCAGGCTGGCGCGGACGCTTTCGCTAACATGACCTTGCCGGAGGCATTCGGTCAGGGTGGTGGTGGCATGCAGGGTGAGATTAATCAGGCCGTGATCAATCAAATGCAAGCGGCTGGGGCCACGCCCGAACAGATCGCCGCGTTCCAGCGTACCGGCGCGCTCGCTAGCGGGCAGGAAACCCAGGCAAGCCTCGGTTTCAGCGAGCAGATCGCGCCCCTGTTGGCGCGAGCGGCGACCGAGCTTGGGCCGGAAGTTGGCGCGGCACTCACCGAGGCCGTGACCAACTACCTGCAATCCAGCGCCCTGGGTGGCGAGACACCCACGACGGCCGGGATGATGGCCGCGCTTACCGGGGCGGGGTTGGAATTAGGCACCGGAACGGGAAGCGGCGGGCGTCAGTTTAACGTGCGCCCTGGCGACACGGTTTCTGGGCTGGCCGCGCAATTAGGCATGACCCAAGATCAAATCATGGCGGCGGCTGGCATCACCAACCCACGTTTATTACAGCCGGGAACCTATGGCGCAAATGGGGCGCTCGGTTACAACTTTTCTGGTGGGCAAGCTGGGCTGGTCGGCGGGGCACAGAATTTTACACCCGCGCCTCAAGGAGCCTACCTTCCAGGTTATGCTATGCCATACGGGCCGACAGAAGCGGCAGGCATAGCCAGCCAATCCCAATATGATCAGCGCGTGGCAATGGATCAGTATATGAGAACTCAGCGGGGAATCGGCATTCCTTCGTCTGAGCAGGCGGGCGGGATGGGCGGCTATGCGGACTATAGCCAGATGGCGACCAGCACCGGGGAGATCAGCGATGATTACAACAGCATCGCGACGGACGCAGAAACCACCTCGGCGGCGATCTCTACCACGCTGGGCTATGCCGAGTCGTGGCGCGCCGCCCAGGCCCTCATTAATTCCGACGTTCAAGAGGTGACTGACAACCTCGCCATCCTGACCAGCAACGTGCAACAGGTCGAAGTGTCGGTCAACCTGACAGGTGATATCGAAATGCTCAAGGCGTTGTTAAACGGCGATCTTGAGGCCAGCGTGGGTGTAACTGCCGACGCGGGCGGCGCGGCTAAGGCGACGATGGCGGCCACGACGCGCGATAACTACGGTACGCCGCCGGGAGTTGATCCGCGCGTGGTAGGGCCACACGGACTATGACAGACATCACTTCTTATGTGCTAGCTTCGGCGGATGATGCCACAGAACAGGGCGATGGGACCTTTTCGGCGGCGGATAACTCCCTGGTGGCGTTGACCAACGCCAGCGCCACGGATGCCGCGTACTATTGTTTTGGCATCCGGGTGCAACTCAACATCCCCTACAGGGCAGAGGTTAGTGCAGCCAACGCATATCTTTACTGGGACGCGGACACCGGTCCCGACCTGACGATCTATGCCCACGCGGCGGACAATGCGGGCGACTTTAGCACCAACGCCCACATTATCTCGACCGCGAATCGTCCGCGCACGACTGCCAGCATTCCTTGGGACGATACGTTTAGCGCCCCAATAGGCTACAAGGCGTCACCTGATCTAAGCGCCGTAGTCCAAGAGATTGTGAACCGGCCCGGCTGGGTGTCCGGTAACTATATTGTGCTACTGTTCATCGCGACGGTGACGGCCAGCGTGAAGGCGGTCACGTTCACCTCCTACGACTTCGGGCCGGGAACACAGCCTGCCTATATCACGGCCTCATATGCCTATGATCCGGGGTATGTCAGCCAGCCGCGCGTGGGCAAGAAGCTGGACTTCGGCCCGATCAATATCAACACGACCCTCGACAAGACTATCACGGTGAGCGAGACAGGAACCACGCAGCTTGCAGTGTCTAACCCGGCCTTGAGCGGCGCGGACGCTGCCAAGTTCAGCGTAGAGTCGCCCTCGTTTCCGTTTACGATTGCCGATGGAGGTGCAAGCCAGGACATCACGATCCGCTGCGCGCCCACCGCAACCGGGCACCTGAGTGCTACGCTTACGATGGACACCAACGACCCGTCACAGCCCACGGTAAGTTACACGTTGTTGGCGGATGCGTTGGATATTGCGGGCTGGGCAATCCAGATCGATAGCGACCGCGACGACACGTTTGATAACGCAATTGATGACATCACCGATTACGTGCTAGGCGGCTCGTGGAACAATGGCATGGCGGAAAGCGATCAGAACCTTGCGCCGCCCGCCCGCCTGACGATGCAACTGAATAACTCAAGCGGTGATTTCGGCCAGGATAATAGTGGAGCAGCCTATTACGGCAAGCTAGTACGCGGAACGCTGGTGCGTATCCTGGCGGCGGACCCAGCCGACAATCAGTTGTACCAGTTGTGCAAACTCAAGGTGTCCCGGCTTCAGCCAAAACCGGGCGCGTTTACCAGTCGCGAGCTTACGCTGACGTGTGAAGACCCGATGCTGGACCTGCTAGATGCGGATTATCGGCCACCGCTGCAAACCAATGCCACCGCCGATGCTGCGATCTCGACGTTGTTTGAGCGTATCCGCGTGGCCTATCCCTATCCGGCGGTGTACTGGATGCTGGGCGTGGCCGGGGCCAGTGAACTAGAACAGACCACCTACCTGCTGGATTATGAAGCGTTTATCAATCTTGAAACCGGGGCGACATTGTTCCCCTTCATCGGGGACAACACCGACCAGGGGGCAGGTGTATCACCGACCATGTTGCTGAGTGACTTGCTAGCGGCGGAAGATGGCCGGTTATGGTGGGACGTGCGCACTACTAAGATGATGCTCCACAATCGCCACCATGATTATCTAACGAGCGCCAATAGCGGCACGTTTACCGAGGCACACGTACAGACCGCAGACTACCGCGTGCAAGAGGACCTGTTGAATGAGGTCACGGTCCAGTTTGAGCCGCGCGAAATCGGGGCGACAAACAGCACTCTGTGGACTCAGCCTAATCTTCCGCTGGCGCTCAAGAATGGCGAGGTAAAGACTGTCCAGGCCCAGTACAGCGACCCTAACAATGAGTATGCGCGGGTGGGTGGGCAAGACATTCAACCGGCGCAGGCGGGCCTGGACTACGTAGCTAACACGATCTCGGACGGCTCCGGCCAGAATGTGACCGGTGGGATTTATGTCCACTTCCAACCTACGGGCGGAGCGGCGGAGATCACGCTGCGCAATCCTGGCATCGGGGATTGCTACCTGACCACGCTGCAATTACGCGGCACGCCTATTGTGAGCAGCGGCATCCAGTCGGTGATGGCCCGCGACGCGGACAGCGCCTATCTATACGATTACCGCCGTAAGACCCTGACGATACGCATGATCCCGACTGAGAGCGAGGCCAACAGCTACGCACATCACAAGGTGTCCCGGTACTCGACGCCAGCCCCGCGCATGGCTGCGATCACTATCGACGCCAGCGACGTGTCGGCCCTTATCACCCACGGGTTGACGCGGACGATTGGGGACCGTATCCGGGTTACGGATAGCTACACCTCCCACGATTCCTATTACATCATCGTGGGTGAAAGCCACGCGTTCATCGGCGCACCCCTGGTGAATGGTATCAGTCAGCCTAGGCATTCAGTGTCCTGGGTACTCAGGGCCGAGGATGCCATCAAAGGCTGGCGCTTAGAGACGGCAGGACGGGGCGAGTTGGGCGAGCAAACCTATTTAGTGTACTAGCGGAGAGAAGAACATGGCAAGCTATACGGCACTGCCCGACCTGACCACGGGCGATCTGGTAACTGAGGCGTGGATCGACGGAATCCGCAACAACGCGGATTACCTACTCAATCCCAATTTCCAGACGACAGACAGCAACACGTTTGTGAGCATCACAACCTCTTCCTTTGTCAATCTAGCCGGGGCCAGCGCAGTGGTAACTGGGCATGGCGGCCCGCTGTTAGTGATGTTCTCTTGTAATGTAACTGGGTTCGCCGGGTGTCAATTTGATCTGTCAGTTGACGGGGCCAGCCAGTCACAGGGAACGGGCCTGATTCAAAAGGTCCTGGGCAATATCGATGGCGCTGGTTTTACTCGAATTGTGACCGGGCTGGCCTCCGGCGCACATACTTTGTCAACGCAATGGCGCGCACGCGGTACAAATGCCACCGCCCAAGTGACGGGCATCGCCAACTTTGCGGCAATCGAGGTCTAACCATGACCACGACACTTGTGCTGCATAAGGACGCTTATAACGCGGCTGCGCTGTTGGGAGAGCTGTTCGCGGCTTTTCCGGGGCTGATAGCTAGCGTGTCTCTTGATGATGGTTCGGTGACTTTATATCTGAATGGGGCACCCGAACCCGCTCAGCAGGCCGAAGCCGAAGCCATAGTAGCAGGCCACGACCCCGCCGCGTTGACGCCCAACCAGGAGGCAGACGCAGTGGGCGCGGTCGACGTGGCCGATCTCCTAGGCGAGATTGCCACCCAACGCGCCGCGCTTCAAGCCGCGCTGTTCGCCTGGGAAACACTGGGCACGCCCGCGCAGATCGCCATCCTGAAACGTGACACGGCGATCATCGAAAAGATGTTGGCCGTTATGGCGTACATGATTCGACATTGGCGTTTCTAGGGCAGGGGGCTTGCAGTCCGGGAAACTTAGTCAGGGAAGGTGACAGGGGGAAATAAGTGGACGTGTTAAACGTTGTAGAACGCATATTTGCCGGGATGGCGCAGACTCCCGCCGGGATTCTGGCGCTCATCATCCTCTTGGTGTGGGCGGTGACGCCTATCGCGCTGGTCTATATTGTGTGGCGTCGGGATAGCAAACAGAACGGCAGCGATCTGGCGAATGGTCTGATTAAGATCATGGGTGAAACCAATCAGGACATCGCGGCTAACGTCAAGCTCTCAAGGCAGGCTATCGAGCAGTCTCAGCAGGCCTCGCTAGATGCCGCCAAGGCGATCACGGACGCCACTGCGCTGCTGGCGATGCGGCACAAGGAAGTCTTGAGCGAGCTGCACGACGAGGCGAATAAAGCCGTGGTTCGTCAGACGGTGACGATTGACCGTCTCGACATTTTGAACGCGCTCATGCAGGACACGGTACAGCAGTTTATGGACCAATTCGCCGCCCATGAAGATAACGCCGCCGAACGGGCGCGCGTGCTGGCGACCACCATCGAGGCCCGTTTTGGCGAACTGGTGGCCGAACTGCGGGCCATTCGGGACAGCGTTAGCGCGACACCTGCCAGTGACAACGGTAACACAGAGCATGTGCGCGAGGCTAAGGACAGCTAGCAATGAACGTGGAAGCTGCCGCAATCCTTATCAATCTGGCGATAGGCTTGCTTACAGCTCTGATTGCTGGCTATGCCGCTGTTCGCACGACGAAGCTGGCCGCCGCCAAGCAACAGACTGATACAACCGTTAACAGGGTCGATCAGTCATTCCAGCAATCGCAGGCAATCATGGATGATCTGGTGGCATCCGTCCAGCGCGCCACGTTGCAAAACGTCGCCATACAGGACAGGCTCACCACAACGCGCACTGAGCTATTTGAACTCCAGACGTTGAAGCGTCGCGAGAACATCGAAGAAGAAGAGAAGGCCCATGCGCAGCGGCGAAAGATCACAGACCTGGAGGATCAGGTTGCCAATCAGGACAAGGTGATCGCGGCGTTGCGACAGGACCTTATCGACCAGGGCAAGGTCATGCTAGCCAGGATCGCAAACCTGGAAGGCGAGTTGGCCGTGCTGCGCAAAGAGAAGGCCGATCTGGCAGACGAGAACGCGGGGCTGAAGGCGATCCCCGTTGCGCCCGCCTAGTATCCCCGCCCCCCGCCGCTCACCGTAGTGCGGGCGGCGTCCCCCTGTCGTTATGCGCCACGGTGGGCGGCTTGGGGCGGTGAGCGAGTTGTATCGACAATGTATATCCCCAAAAAGGGGGAGAGGAATAGGAAAATGGAAGCCATCTTTGTGTTTATCGAGAAGCTCTTGGGCGTCCTGACGAGCCAGCGCTTCGCCGTGACCGCTGCCGGGTTGGTGGTGGCGATCATCCTCATGGTTAACGTGATTCTGCCGCTGTTCGTGGCTGACTTCGGCGGGGTGGATGTGCCGGAGGCTAACGCCCTGGCTGCTCAGATTGCCGCCGCTGTTGGACAGGCCGCTGTGGCTATCACCTTTTTCATCGGGCTGTTCCGCGCGATTGCCCAGCTTGTGGCGAGCTTCCAGCAGGAACCGCCCAGCCTGAACGCTGCGGCTTGGGACGCGCGCAAGCTCCGCTAGAGTGCTGGCGCGGGGCGCGGTCCCGCGTTGGCACGAGGTGGGCAGTCAACCGCGCTTTGCTGTCCGCCGCACTCTCTCCCAAAAGTGGGGGCCAGATAACCGGCCCCCACCGAGGAGCTAGGCAACATTACTCCACGTTTTTCCACGATGAATGTTGCTTATGGTTGCTTGGGAAACACCAAAGAGGGCCGCGATCTTGTCTTGCGATAGCCCAAACCGGAGATACGCCCGGATTTGCTTTACTTTAGGCGGGGTAAGCGTCCCTTTTCGCCCGCCGTGACCAATAAGGCCGGTTGCGAGTGCGTGCAGGGCGTTACCGCGATGTGATACCCAATACAGGTTTTCGATCCGGTTGTTTATGCGGCACCCATCTTTATGATTAACTTCTGGCATTCCATCAATGGGTGGCAAAAAGACGATTGCTACTAACCTGTGGGTGTTGAAGGTTTTTACAACACCGTTTATCCGAAGGTTTACGATCAGGTAGCCGCCGCGATCAACCCGCTGTTTAAGGATACGCTCTTTAACTGGCGCCCCTGTTCTTTTGTATCTGAACAGGCTTTTGACTCTGCCAAGAGAGCTGATCTGGTAATAGCCTTCGTAGCCGGGTATATCGCGCCATTCTTCAGTTGTATCTTGAATCGGGGGATAGTTTGGGGTATGATCGGTCATGCTGGCCTCCTCAACAGGCTAGTCATGGCTCAGGGCGTCTCAAGCGCCGCTGGGCCTTTATACATACCCCTAATTATACCACCGCCGGTAACAGAAAACAAGTTCTAGTTCGGAGCAACGCAGACCGACACAGGGGCCGCGCCATGCCAGCGGTGTGGCCCCGCTGAGGTGACAGGGGGAAAGAATGCAGGACGGCGAGACGACGTTTAGCAAGCTGAACTATGGGCAGATGAGCATCCTGGCCGACGCGTGGCAGGATACAAGCCCCGACGAGCGCGAGTTGCTGGCCCATAGCCTTGGGGCCAAACGTAAGACCATAGACCGGCATTTACAAATATTCCGCAAGCTAGAATCTTTGCGCTCGGACTGGGAAGGGCAGGGGGGTAATCCCTTTGTTGACCTTCCCCATGATCCGATTGTTACCCCGCGCCCGCCCTCGCAGTGGGCATCCACCTACCGCTACGGCGTCCAGCCCAACGACGAGAACGCCGTGCCGATCTTTAACGGGCGGCTGGTTCTCGAAGGCGATTACCTTGTTCTGAATGACTTGCATATCCCGGCGATTGACCCGCCTTGGCTAGAGCGCGCGGTCGAAGTTGCCAAATACCTCGGCATTAAAAAGTGCCTTATTGCGGGTGACTTTTTTAATGGGGATGGCGTCTCAAGGCACCCAAAGAAGAAAAGCCCATACCCGTTTAGCAAAGAGGTAGAGATGGGCAGGGAGTGCCTAGCGTGGCTGGCGCAGTCGTTTGATATTGTGCTTGAGCCGGGCAATCACGATGATTGGTTCATTTTCAACAATGGCGGGCAGATTGAGTTTACCGACGCCGCCAAAATGCTGGTAGACAGTGATGCGGTGCGCAAGCGCTTTCGGGTGACGAACTATGACCGGGTGACGGTGATTAACGCAGGCGAGTCATGGACCGTGCCGCATCAGTCCAGCTATAGCAAGGACACGCTAAAGGTCGACAGCCTGCTGGCCCAGAAGTATCAAACCAACATGATTATCCCGCACCAGCACATCAGCGGGAAAGGGCCGGACCTGTTCAATCGGTACGTAGTCATTGACAGCGGCGGCATGTTCAATCCGTACCGCTTCGGCTATGTCCAATTGAAAACGAGCACCCGGCGCGAGATGAATCAGGGCTTTGTGACCTTGCTGGACGGATGGGCCGAATTGTGGACGCCCGATCCGCGTATGACGCCCTGGCGGGCTGTTGGTATGGAAGCGCCCGTAACTGAGGCCATGCTGTGCGCAGAGGAAGAGACGCAGGCGGTGGCCGCATGACCGACCTTTCACTCAACGCCCGCCAACAGGGTATCAGCACGCCAGAACTCACCGCCGCCCTAGGTAAACTTGGCAGCCGCTACGTGCTGGTACAAGATGATGTAGGGCGCGCCGATGAAATGGCGGCGGCGGGCTATACGGTCGTGTTCCGGTCGTTCTGGCCCGACCCGCAACGCGGGGATGATGATGCCCATCTGCATTGCACGCCCGCCGAATTCGTGGCGCATATGCAAGGGTTCGGGCTACACCCGGATGTGTATTGGCACGTCATAAACGAGCCGACTACGGACTTCGATTTGCTGGCGTATTGGACTGTCGAAGTAATGGCCCTGGCTAAGGCCCTGGGACGGCGCTGTGTGGTCCTTAACCTCTCTACCGGTACGCCAGACCATCTCGACTGGCGGGACGTGTTAGAACCCGTTCTAGAGGCTTTGCAGGACGGCTGGCATGTGCTCGGCTTGCACGAATACGTCTGCGCGGATTATGCGGTAAGCGTTCCGTGGCACATTGGCCGATTCCAATACGCGCTGGACGCGTGCGCTGCGCTGGGCTATACGCAGGCGCAGGTCTGGATTACTGAGACGGGCATGGACCTCACCGGCTCATGGCAAAGCCTGGGACTGTCAGCCGAGGCCTTTGCGGACGAAGTGCGCCGCTGCCTTGAGGGCGTGTACCGTCCAGCCGGGATCGAAGTCGTGTTCTTGTTCTGCGCTGGCCCATGGCAAAACGGCCAGGGCTGGGAGTTTAATGTGCTGCCCGCGATTGATGCGCTGGCGGCGGTAGTAGGGGAGGGCGATCCGATGATATGGGCTGACTGTATTCTAACCGTGAAATCAGACGGCAACCTGAATGTGCGCGCCGCTGCCAACACGAACGCGGCGGTAGTGGGCACACTCAAGCCGGGCGCGTATGCCGGGCAGTGCGCAGGCGAGGTGGACGGGGGCGACTGGCGCTGGCTCAATTGGCGCGGCGACGGCAAAGAGGGCTATGTGGCGCTGCGCAACCTGAAATCTGGCACGGTGCTATCCGAGGTGAGTGACGCGCCAGCGCCCGAACCTGAGCCGGAACCGGAACCCACGCCCGGCCCGGAACCGCTGCCCGACGTGCCGTGGCAAGCCCATCTGGCCGTGCTGTATGGGGCCATGTCAGACCTTGGCGAGGGATTGCAAGACGTATTCAACGATCTAGAAACAGGGCAGACCAATTTCCACGACCGCGTGAATGCGGTGATCTCGCACTTTGTGGACGTGTGCCAGGAACAGAAGACGGCGCTAGAACTGCAAGCCGAAGCGTTGGCTGAGGCCGAGCGTGTGAAAGACGAGGTGCCCGCATGACTGACCAGTCCGACATTCTGATCACCATCGCCCGCGCCTTGGCAGGGCAGGGCGGGCTGGACATGCTGGGCACCGACGCCCTGTTGGCGAAGATCGCGACGCTGGCCGACCAGAACGACGCCCTGCAAGCGGCGCTGGATGCCGCCACGCAGCCGCAGGAGCCGGAGCCATCCGAACTCAAGTCAGCCGCGCATTGGCTGGCGCTGTACCGTGCTGAGTGGGATCGCCAGTGGGCGCTCCCGGACAGCAAGATTCAGCGCATGTATTACGGCGGCGCTGAGGATATGTGGACCTATCACAACTCCTACTGCGTGGATGCTCACGGCGCGGCATGGCTGGCGGATCCGTATGATCACGTGTGGCTCGTGGAAGGCTTGCGCGCCGCTGAGGCACGTGTCGATCTGTCCGTTCCGACCCAGGACGGGCGCGGCTGGTGGCTGACGGCGAAAGACGGCACACGCGCCGAATACAACCATCAAGAGATATTCTGGGCGGGATCGGTGGCGTGGCTGCTGTGGGAAATGCAGGAGCGCGGGTTACACACCGACGAACGCTACGCCAAGCGCTGGACGGCGCTGCGCGATTTCGCCGTGATGCTGGCTGACAAATGGTGGAAGCGCTCCGCCACGCATGGCGACGTGATCCGCCGCGTGTCTCATATTGCCAGCCACTCGCTGCGTATGGTGGCGTTCCTACGCGTCCTAGAAGGTGTTACGCTGCCCTGGCTGGCGGATGCCGAAAAGACGATCTCGGCCACCCTGCGGGCGCACTTTGCCAAGTACCCGGACGCGGCCTACAACTATTGGCTGTGGGGCACGGAATACACCCTGGAGGACGTTTCGCACGGCCAGTTTGACGTGGATGCCGCGCTGAAACTCAACCGCCTCAATCCGGCGTACTGGCCGGACGCGCCCGCTTATTTCTATCAGACGTTTGTGCGGGCGCTGCAACCGAATGGCCGTTTCTCGAAGTTCGTAGATGGTTCGGGCGGTACAACGTGGGTGGGCTATGTGGCTGTGCCGGGTTGGTTTGGCCTGGGCGCAGAACTGCCCGCCGTGCAAAAGGCGCTGGAGAGTTATACACTAGTGGGCCAGGAATACCCGTTCCCGCTGGCGATCATGGCTGAGAACGCCGCGCGGTTGGGCGGCTAGCGCACAAAACGGAGGCCCCTCAACGCGCCAGCGCGGGGCCTCCTGAGGCCGTTAGTCGTCGTTCAGGAAATCATCCTCGATATCAAATAGGCTAAACGTGGCATCAATGGTTTGCTGGCGACTCTCTGCCGCCATACGCGCCCACTCTTCAATGTCCTCGGCGGTCGGCGTCGGGCCAGCGGCGCGGGCGGCGTTGACCAGATCGGACGCATCCCACGGAATCAGATACTCGCTGCTCACCGTCTGCCATGCCCAACGCTTGGCATCATCGGGCGACTCCAACAGCGGCACGATCAGCCCATTCTTAGGCCAGCGCATATCATCAAAGTATCCCCATGTTAATCGCAGGGGGAAGTATCGCCGCGCCAGTTTTGCGGCTGGCCCTGGGCGCTCTTTAACATCATGGATGAGGTCGCCAAGGGTGTACACTCGCAGCCCGGCGTTGTCAGCCAGCGCCGAGCTATGACGGTACAGCGCCAACGCCACGGCATCAGCATCGGCCAGCATGGCGCGGCACAGGTTATCCAGGGTGACGCGCATATGGCGCGGGACCTTGATGCCGAAGTTATCCAGAACAAGCCCGCGCCCATCATAGGGCACGCGCATCCCGCAACGCCACAACGCCCGCCAGCGCAACCGCGCAGCCATGCGGCGGACTGTACGCCACAGAGAGCCGGGCTTGGGGGAGAGAATCGGGTTAGTCATCGTCATCCTCCCTCAAAAGCCTAGCCGCCCTGGCTAGCCCCGCCTCAGATGTAAGCACCTTGGAAACTCCCCACCCGTCCCGGTAATATTCAATCAGACTGCTAGGTTGCCCCGTGGTTGTGGGGTAGCAGGTGAACGCGCCATCGGTGGTGTCGTAGAGCACCTGCCTGATACACAACTGCCGAACGTCGCCCCATTCCAGATACAGTCCGGGGAAGGGGGCGAATGGCAGATCGAAGGGGCGCGTCAGCACAATATCATCGTCTCCGTATTCGTCTTCGATGTCCTGCAAGCGCAGCAATAGGTTAACTCGCATCGCTGCCTTCCTCCCCGCGCCACGCGACCAGCGTCTTGCGGGCTTCTCGTACCGCCTCTACGTTGTTGTGTGTTTGAGCCAGCCCCGCCACCAGCGCCCGCGCCTCGCGCACCTCAGCCAGCAGGCGCATCACCGCGTTGTGCCCGTCTAAGTTCGGCGGAATGCCCGACACGGAGCCATGCCGCATGTCGTGGGCCAGCGCTGCCTTCCAGGTGTCCTCAATCGTGTCCAGTTCGGCGTCGGTTATTTTACTCATCATCATTTCCCCAAACAGGCTTTAGCAGCGCCTCCAATCTAGCGACGTGCGCCCGCGCCTCGTCGCGCTCACGGCGGGCGGCGCGTAGGGCGGCGGTCAGCCGCTTTACCTCTTCCACCGGCATCCCAAATACAGCAGCAAGTTCCATCCGCGCCAGTTCGGCGTCGGTCAGCACATACGTGTCAGGCATCGGGGGCCTCCTGTTCTGGTGCAACCCGGTTCACGGAGATGTCTGGTACGGCGCTGTCCAACAAGGCGGCGGCCAGCTTTATCGCCACGGCGGGCGGCATTTCGGAAATGATCGGCAGGCCTGGGAAGCTGTCCGGGCGGATGATGGATAGCTGCACGCTGCCATCGGGCAGACGTCCGACTTGATAGCGGTGATCATCAGACATTAGGTTCATTCTCCTCAATCACGGGCGCAATCACGCAGCCATAACGCCCCTCGAAGTAGGGCGCTCCACAGTGGGGGCACGCGCCGCTCTTCAACTGATAGTGCGCGCCGCGTTCCGTGCCGTATTGCACGGGTAGCGTGAACCACTGGAAGCACCAGCGGCAGCGGGCGTTGGGGGCGGGCGAGTCAGGCATCGCCATCCTCCTGCGCGGGGCGCGGCTGGGCGGGCGGGGCGGGGCGGTAATGTGTGAATAATGGCCCGATTAGGTAAAGCGGCGGCCACGTTGCCAGCGGAAACATGCCGCGCAGTTCGTCGCTGCCCAGATGTACCTTAACCTGGTACCTTGGTGCAAGTCGCCCCGTATCAACTGGCGGTCGCTCTTTCATGTACCGCTTCATAGCCTCGGCAATTTGCTCACTCAATGTCTTCATCACTCACTCCTCCCCGGCACGCGGTCCTCGATTGCGACCGTGCCGATGGCTATTCGGACTCGGCTGTGTCGATGGGGCGGCGGGATCGGTGGGGGCGGAAGAGTCTGTCCACCCACAATGTGGACACACTACCGCCTCATGTGCTTCATAAGTCCATCCCTTGCCACAGGCCGGGCAGCCTCGCCCAATCCATGTGCCACCCTTTGGATATATGCCATCTTGCCATGCCGCAGCGGGGTAGCAGATTTCCCTGCCGCCCACCCACCGCACCATAAACTCGGAATTTCCCCAATCTGTGACGACGCCAACGACACTCACGTCGGCGCCCAACACCACCCGCTGGCCCACACGGTACGCAGGGGGCGCGTCCGGCGTGGGCGGGGCGGCATCGTCTAGCGCGTCCAGGGCGGCGGTCAAATCTTCCTCAGCCCAGAGTGGGATGATGCGATAGCCGTACTCGCCCTCAACATCCACGGCGCGCAGCAGTACCTTGGCGGCCTCCGCAACTACTCGCAGCAATTCCAGTTCTGACATCATTTACCCCTTCTGTGCGACCCCTTCTGAGGGGCCTATATATCTACTAATAAGCCCTTCTCATCGGAAGCGCTCTAGTTTGACTTCAAGTTGACGCATTATCCCTTCTAACTCATCTTGGACCTTCTTGAAGTCCTGCAAATTATCCGGCGTCGGAATGTCCATATCATCGCTGCCAAGAGTCAACCCGGTTGGGCTTCTGAGTTCCTGATCTATCATTGAGATAACGAGGTCTAGAGCGCGCATCTTGGCATTTCTTCTGTTCATTTCCTACCCCCTCTTTTATTTCGTAGAAAGCTCATTTCACGAAGTTACCAGTTTTCGATCTCTAGCGGTCTAACTTCGTAAACCCCGACCAGGCCTTTAATGTAGCCATCCCAACAGAACTTGCCCGCAAAATTGGACGACGCCATAAAATGCAACTGACCACTTACGTCTTCTAATGTAATGTAAGGGATACGCGGATAGGACAGCTGCTCGATTTCAGATGCCAGTTTCTTGGCTCGGCTAAGGCGCATGGTCTTGATTGTGTGCTCATAGACGCCGTTATCGGCGGACCCGCTGTTGTAGTGATACAATTTGAATCGCACGAGGTAATAACGTTTAGCCATCTCGCCACCCCACTATCTCTAGCGCTGAGTCCCCGTCGGCAAAGTCGCCGCCAAGGTCCAGCGAATGACGATCATATTGACACCAGTAGTTCCCCCAGCCCGTGATCATAAACCCCCACAGCCTCTCGCCGCGATACCTGACCACGAAGTCCGCGTGGGTCAACCGCAGCCCGACCATCATTCGCCGCGCGGGCTGGCCCTTGCGCAACCCAGGCTCCGGCAACGTCCACTCGGTGACGCCGCGCCGGTAACGCACCTCCTCCGGGCGCAGCAACTCCTTCAACCGCGCCACTGTGACGAGTCGCGGGCCGTCCGCGTGCGGCGGGGTGACGACGGGGGCCGGGGCGGGGAGCGTCGGGCTAGGCATCGGGATCGTCCTGTAACCCCAACACGACGTCATCTTCGTCGTCTTCGATGCGACGCCACGGAGCACCCAGTCCATAGTTGAATAGCGTCGGCGCAAACCGACCGAAGCGGAACGGGCTAACTACCACCAACCACAACGCTATGCCGCGACAGATATTGCCCAGCCATTTAAGCATCGGGATACTCCACCTGATACCAGATCGCGCCGGGGAATGCCTCACGAAGCATGTCATCTGTGACGTCCCCTTTGGCAATGGCGCGTAGCACGGAGGCGGTCACAATAGACTCCTGCGCGCGTGTCTTGAGGCCAATCAGGTCGAATTGCCCGGCCAGGACGGCCAGATATTCGTGGGTATCCAGCCCCAAAACCCGCGCCATGTTGATCAGCAATTTCTCGCTGGGCGGCCTGCGCAGGGCATTGTTCTCGATTTTGCTGATGTAGGTCATGTCAACATCGACCCATGCCGCAAGCTCCGATTGGGTCATCTGCGCTTTCTCGCGCATCCTACGTACATACGAACCGAACGTGTCAATCATCACACATCTCCAATCTGCCCCTGGGGGCGTCGGGCGGGGCTAGGCGTCGTTGTCCATTGCGGCTTCTGCTAGGTACGCTTCATACTGATTGCGAATGGCCTGGACAACGGCGGGGTTATCCACAATGCCCAGGATGAAGCCGAACCATGAAAGCGGATCGCCCTGAATGTGGGTCGAGTGTTCCTTGACGCCCACGCTTGCGTCATGGTCGATTCCGCGCAGCGTGTAGCATGGCCCCTTGACGACTTCCGGGTCCTTGACGAATAGCTCGAAGTAAATCTCGTGTCCACCGTCTTTGCGGTTGTGAATGTCGATCTTCATTTTGTCGCCCTTTCGAGAAGCGAGAGTAATTTAAGGCCATTTTGACGTACCGTGCCCCGACTATAGACGGCGCTCCAGCTCAGATATTCGGATAGCGAGTGCCACGATAACAAGCCACTGTATGGCCTGCCCCATGTCGGTGAGATCACCGCTGATAAACATAGACAGCGCCCACCCTACAATTGCGACAACGAGCGCGACATACAGCACGTTTCGAGTCATCGCCCTCACCCTTCCCCTTCCGCGCCCTGCCCCTTGCGCCACGCGATCCAGGCTCCGCACGCGGCGGCGGCGAACGCGGCGGGCAAGTCCTCTGGCTTATCAAAGGTGGCGTAACCACCATCACGCGGCGGTTTCCATTCACTGAGATCGTCCGGCCATACCATAACGCGCCCGCCAGTAGGGTCGATCTGGATATGCACGGCGTACACGAAGTCCGCCAGCAGCCCAATCGCGGCAGCGGGGTCATGCGGCCAGTCGGGCAGCGCGCCCGCCTCGAAGGCGTCTTGCCACGCATCATCCAGGTCTGAGAGTTCATCGCGGCTGATCCACACATATCCATAAGGATCGCCGGGCTTGGCAAGGTTCCAGAATCCCGCCTGCTGCACCATGCGATACCCCCGCATCTCCGCAATCTCCCGCCGCGTTTCACTCGCCATCGTCCACCCCCTGCCCCTCGCCGGGGGCGGCGTCCTCGGCAGCAATGATGTCGGCTAGTACATCAATCGCCGCACCACACAAGTCCTCTACCAGTTCGGGATCGTAGTCGTCGGCCATGCCCATTGCGATCTCGGCAAGCTCCTGGGCGCTTTCCGTCACCTTGCGCAGCCGCGCGTCCTCTGCGGCCAGGGCGGCGCGGCCCGCGCCGGTGATTACGTAGGTGGTCCAATTAGATGAGGAGTTGAACCCGCGCGCTAAGCCAAGTTCGGCGCACCGCGCCATCGCCGCAGCCATTGGCATGTCGGGTGCCGGTGTCAGCCCCAATTTCCCCGCCAATACAAGCTCATTCAGCGCCTCATAGATTGAGCGGTCCATCACTCCCCCTCCCCTGCCTCGGCCAGCGCCGCGCGCCCGGCGTCTGTCAGGCGGTAGGCCCCACGCTTCTCGATGCCGAAGCCCCAATACTCGACCTCGGCTAGCCCGCGCCGCACAAGCGCGTTGGCGCTCCCGTTGTGGACACTGTAGGCCCACTTCTGCCCATGCGTCACCGTCTCGGAATAGATGCGGCACAACGCCTCGTACATGGCATCGTTCAGCTTAGCCATCCTGCGTCTCCTCCTCGTTATCCCAGCCCATGATGGCGCTGATCTCATACGGCAGCTTGCCCGCCCGCAACAACGCCGCGATCTTGGCGCGCTGGATGGCCTCGGCGTCCTGCCGACGCTGGCGCGCAGCCGTGCTCTCGTAGGTGGCGGTGGGGGCGGGAACGGTCGTGCGTGTGGGTGTGGTCATGTTGGCCTCTCGTCGGTCTGGGCGGCGCTGGCGTGCCGCTGGTTTCGGGTGTGCTACTGGCTGCAACCCTCCATGAGAATTGCGGCCCATTCACGATACAACTTGATTGCGTTCTCGACTGTCTTGATTTCACGCGGCTCGATGTCGATCAGGAATTGCAGGCTGCCCGCGAGTTTCCGGTTGCTATCCCTGAGCGCCACGCACTCTTTGCGTAGCATCGCCATCTCAATCGCTGCGACGCTGGCCGCCACATCGGCGGTTGGACTGAATGATACGCGTTCGTCTTTGTCCATGCGCCCTACCTCCTGCGGCATCGCCGCACGCCCCTGGGGGCTAGCTGGCGCGCACTCGCACGCTGATAAAGAAGTTGGCGCTGTCGCGCTCGTCAATCGCGTCGCCGTAGGTGTCGAATGGCCCGGCGTAAACCTCGCGGTTCTCGTAGGGATACTCAGGCATGTACGCACTCTTGACCACGCTGTATCCCGTTGGCTCGTCTTCGCTGTTGTACTGAACCGTTACCCACCACATGACCTTGCTCCCTCTGCGGGTCGCCCCGCGATCCCTGCGTCCCTTGCCCCCCGACCCTGGCGTTGCGGCCAGTGGCGTGTGGGCGGCGCGTCCTGCGCTGCCCTGTGCCCCTGGTGCGAACACCGGGGGCATAAGGCGGAGCGGGCTAGCGGGACGCCACGATCTCGTCATTCTTTCCGAATGCAACCTGCGCGGCCGTCTTGCCTGAGGCATACGGGCCATCGAAGACCTCAACCCGGCTGACTGGATCGGGTTCCGGCATGTACTGTGAATTGCGGGTCCAGTATTCAATTGGCTTGTCTTCCTTATCGTACCGAACCAAAACCCACCATTCGCGCTCCATGATTTGCTCCCCTGTCTAGCGGTCTCCCGCGCTGTCTGTCCTGCGCTGCCCTCCGGTCGCTGTTGCCAGTGGCCGGAAGGCAGGGCGGGCCGTGCCTAGCTGTATGAACCCCAATATACATGGTCATTGGCTGCGTGCGTCTTGCTCTCTTCGACCATCTGCTTGGCATACTTGAGGGTATGCGCTACACCGATGAACCGCCCGCCGACTTCCTGAACGTCCCAGGAGCCGCTCTCACCGATAATCTGGTACTTGCCATCTTCGCTGGTGTAGGTGTGGCCGTTCTTGGTGTAGGTCATTTGGTGGCTCCCGATTGGCTGCTCTCGTTCTATGCTCTAATTATACTACGATTGAGCCGCGTGTCAATAGGCAACTTGAAAATTGATAATTGCAAATGGGAAAAAGATCGCTTATAATGAGGGCATGGAGGACCTATGAAACCCGAGACAACTAGAAAGCAACTGGTATTGCCATGCGAGGCCACCAAAGCATTCACCGCCCTAGCCAAGCAACGCGGCATGAATGACAGCCAGATATATAGGGAGGCGCTGGGCGCGTTTCTGGCCCAGCACGGCTATCATATCGACATGACGATCCGCGTGGGCAACCCGGACCTGCTGCCCGCCCGCAACGGCGACCGCCGCCCGGACGCGGCCAGCGAGTGACGTGCGAGGGCCTATTATAGGAAGCGCCCCCCAGCGCTATGAACACCGGGAGGCGCGGCCAGCTATCGGAGGTAGCTGACAAATGAAGCATAACATAAATGCAGAGTGGCGCGCAATCCCTGGCTATGAAGGGCTTTATAGCGTTAGTGAATTCGGCGAAGTCCTAAGTTACCCTAAGGGGCGCTTCAAAACCACTAGGATGTTGCGCAGCAAACAATCCACAAATGGATACATATTGTATGGGCTGAGCAAAAGTGGGGTCACCAAGACTTATGGTGCCCACCGCCTTGTTGCTTTTGCATTTATAGGCCCCTGCCCTCCAGGTATGGTTGTCAATCACTTGGACGGTGACACGCTAAATAACCACTTCTCCAATCTTGAATATACGACACATACGGAGAATGTAAAGCACGGATCAGATAGGCGGTTCTTTTTAGGGCAGGATTACAAAAAGCCAGCGACCGTCACGGGCCACGAAATCAGAGCTAAGCGGTTGCATGATATTCCAAACGGATTTGTAATGCCATCATTCGGATGGTTGCATACAAACTCATTACAAAAATAAGCACAGCGTATTGCGCTAGTAATTGGAATCGTGGTATGATCGGTAAAAGCACGGCCAACTCAAGCACCATCGCACCCTTCACCGCAGCCCCCTATCCCGCCGACGCGCGGGACCTAGCGATCCCCATGCTCGCCAACACGGCGAAATCTGTAGCCCACTTCCCCACAACCTCATGGTACAATACGACAACGCCGCCTGCGGGCGGTGGCGTGCGCTCCGTTGGGGGCGTGCGGTGATCGGGGCGGGCGTCCAGGCGGGCGCGCGGCGCGTAGGGGGGAGCGGCGGGATGGGGGGACAGGGGATGCCAGTTGATATGGAGCTGCCAGAAGAGATGCGGGGCGTGTTTGTGCGCGCCTCGTTTGCTGCTGAAATCAAGGGCGTGCATGTCGAGACAATCAAACGCCACATATATAAGAATAGACTTAGGGCTGAAAAAGTGGGCCGCGAATGGCTGATCTACCGCGACTCGCTCAAAAGCTGGGAACCTGACCCCGGCGGACCCTCAAAAGTTTGAAGACTGTAACGTAGCAAATTGTTGCGCTTGAACAACAACCGTGCTACAATGTTCTTAGATGGACAACACCTTAAAAAGTGAATAGACGAGCCAAGGCGGCTGCTCATCTCCCCAGACGACCCAGCCGCCTTGCAGACCGACCACCAATGCAAGGTTTTGCTTGCCAGCTTCCATGCACAGGTGTGAGACAGGGGAAAGAGCGCGCGCTTTTAAGTTCACGAGTGTGAAAAGACGTTCAACTCTCCCCGAATACAGTTTACCACGCGCATGAGTGGTGTCAAGTATGCAGGTAGATCGGTATCGTCAAAAGGGAATCCGAACGCCTCCGGGAGCGGTTCGCACAGTGGAAGCGAATAGCACGGGCCGGGAGCCGGACGGGGGAACGAGGGCGAGCGCCTTAACCGAACCGCTTTGGTCTAGCGCGGAGGGGCGCACCAGGAATGGTCAAGACTGTCGCGAGACAGCCTAAGCCCACAAGCCATGAATGCCCACACATGGCATGAGTACCCCTAAACGGAAGGCGCTGGTAAGCTGAAAACTTGCCGGGGTTCAATCATAGCGATTGAGCAGAGGCGTGATCGTGACCCCCCTACTATTGCCAGCGCAAGCTGGAAGTCCCGGAGAACTGCGCAACACGCCGCAAGGCAGGCAGGACGGGCGGGCAGGATCGGAGGCGAGTACGTGGCTGACCACCATAAGATCGCCGTGTGTCCTGTTAGACTTCCTTTGTTGGGGGAACCAATGACTAAAACAGAACGCCATGAGGCGGTCGCAAGTTTCATAAATCGACATACTTATGTTTACATCTCGCCTACGTACAAAGAGATCGCCGCCGCCGTTGGCGCGGGGATCGGAACTGTATATGGCGATGTCAAAATCTTAGAGGAACAGGGGCGCGTGCGGCGCATGAGTTTTAACGGTCGCCTGGTTTTCGTGCCGCCCCTGTTCCGCCCCACCCCACTCGCACGGTGGATGGTTCACCAATGGGGTGTGGGGCTTTGACAAGAGGCAGCCCCGCGACGCTGTAACGTCCGGGGCGCGGCCAGTCGATGGAGGACTGACAAAATGGATTATAGCACAGAAGAATGGCGCGCTGTCCCTGGTTATGAGGGGCTGTATGAGGTAAGCGATCAGGGACGGGTCAAAAGCCTGAAGCGGCCCTATGTACCGCAGACACGTATTCTGTCTGGGCCAATTCCCGACCAGTATCAAGATATAGCATTATCAAATTGCGGCAAACAACGGCATGTATCATTGCATGTTTTGATCATGGAGGTCTTTGTAGGCCCCTGTCCTGAAGACATGATCGTCGATCATATCAACCATAAGAAGCACGATAACCGCTTAGAAAACCTCCAGTTTATCACGCAGTTCGAGAACGTAAACAGGGCAACCGACTTTCTTGGATTAACCAATGGAGTGCGCGCCCGTTTGACTGAGCAGCAAGTGCGCGCTCTGCGGGCGGAATGGGCCACTGGTCGATATTCATATACCGAAATGGCGGCCCGCTATGGGGTGTCTTATAGCACAGCCGAGGCGTGTATCAAAAGACAGACGTATAAGCACATCGACTAACCCATGGCGCGCGTCCCCCAGCGGGGCGCTGGCCTCTAGTTTCAGCATTGCTCGGAGCCACCTGTGACGGCAGGCCGCGTTAGCTAGTGAAGGCCAGCGAACCGCTGAGACGTGCTGGCTGGCTCCGAGCAGCGCTGAAGCGTTGCTAAATGCAGCACATCGACTAACCCATGGCGCGCGGCCCCCAGCGGGGCACTGGCCGGACAGGCCAGCGGGGGCGGGGCAGCACCGTCCGCGCCAACTGTAGTACCTGGGCGCGAACAGAATTCGATCTCGCGTAAGACGCGCAAGCGCGGCGGGAGACCTGGGGGCGGTTCCCAGCGCGTCCATTTGCAACACCCCGCGAGCGCTCGCCTGACGGCCTAGATGGGTGCGATTGGAGGCAGCGCTGGCGGGATAACTAACCGCCTCGTGCGGTACGGGCAATCCGGCCCGGCAAAATTGTGTGTGAATGTTGTGAGTGAGGGTTTCCGCAAGCCCAATAACATATGTAGGACGCCCTGATTGCGGCTGCACGGCCCGGTGTGCTCCGGGCGACAGGGCCGGACTTATCCAACATGGGCGACGCGCCACTAGCGCCGAGGGCCTGCCCCATAAAGAGCAGGGCGTCGCCCCACCCTCCCCCCTCACGAACAGCCAGCAACCGTTTAATTACGCTGTGCCCAACGGCGTCCTTGTTGCGCTTGCTGGCTGTTCGTGGCGGTGGGACGGAAGACACCGCTAGTGTTTCAGGGTTAGGGCCACTGTGCTTCAGCAGTGGCCCTTTTTGCGTTCAACAGGAGGCATCATGCAGAGATATGCGATCAACACCCGCAGCATGGCGCTGCACATCGTCACGGGGCGCAGCATGTACCCGGTCGCCGGTTGGCGGCGCTTTACGGGCGCATGTGCCGACTGGCTGATGGAGAAGAGTTACGCCCGCCCGTACCCGCCCATCGTGGAACTCACGGAGGACGAGTCGCGGGCGTTCCGCGTCGAGAAGTTGCAGGCGCGGGTCTGACCGCCCCACCCCACACGCGGGTACAAACACGCCGCACGGCCCAAAGCACGGCGGCGCGTGGCAATGGCGACATGGCCGCACGTCCAGGGATGGGCGTGTAAGCGGGACGCCACCCGCAAGCCCCGCGAGTGAGACGGGCACGCAGTAGCCCCCGGCAACGGGGGTTTTTCATTCGAGGACTAGCAGGGAGAGATAGCAATGACCGATAAGGAACTGTTCGCGGCCATTCGCAAGATTGCGGATATGGCGTATGAGTACGCGTCCGCCGACGTTGGCGGAGAACCCTGGCTGGAAGATCGGCGTGGGGAGCGGGTTAATCCCTACTACAACCAGACCGAGTCGGGCGTCTTCCTCGAAATGTACTACGGCATTCCTGGCAAGCTGTGGACCCCGTGGGGTTCGTGGAACTGCTGGGGAAGCGGAAGTGGTTACGGCGGGGAATACGACCGGATGCTTGAACGCCTTGGGGCGGTCGAACACACGCCGGAAACCATTAGCACAATGGGCGTCTTTGGCCCGGTGTACGCCCTGACCAGCGTTGACGGCGATCCGTTGCCTGAAGCGGTTGTGCGTGACCGCCAGAAGTTCATCGATAGCAAGGCTATTGATGCCGCATGGGAAACCATGCTCGCGGACAGCTAGCGGGCACACGGACGCCCCCGGAGCATTTCGCATCCGGGGGCGTCTTGGCGACAGGGGTTAACCATCACCATAGAAAGGATATCACACATGGCTATCAAGGCACAACACTCAATCGCGTATCACCTCAGTTCTGGCACGCTGGTTATCAAGGCTCCGCCGCCCCTGGAAGAGCGCACGCGCCGGGCCTACCGTGAACTGTGGAAGTTCTGGCGCAAGGCGCGCCGCGTTCCGGTGCTGGGTAAGTGGACTTATGGCTATATCGACGGCCTGCAAGTCCTGGTCACGGCAGGCGGCGACGATGTGACGCTCTCCGTGCGCTACGGGGGCGGGTATCGCCACTGGTACGGCTGGCGCGACTGCGTGCGCGCGCTGGCATGGCTCCTGGCAAGCAAGGACCCGCTGGTGTATCGCGGTGCGCTTGCGTTGCCACCGCATATCGACTTCGCAACGGAGAGCGGGCATGTCAACCGCTACGCGCTGGGCACGCCGACGCAAGGCACGGTCCTGGCGCGCGGTGCACTGTAAGGGGTGGGAATATGAACGAACACACCTACAACGAAGCCACCTACTGGGAAGATTACGATGAAGAGTCGTACTGGGCGGCCTATGAGAATTCACGCCATGCCGGTGAATTTGAGGCAGTCCCGCTAGCCGAACGGCTGGCGTTAACCCGTCCTCCCTATCGCGAAGCCACCTACTGGCCCGCACCGGGCACCACGGCGGTCGATTATGAGTATGACGACTACGTGATGCGTGATATTGACGACATCCCCTACTAGGAGGCCACATGGCGAACCGTTTACCCCCCATCCCCGCCGCGCCCGATCCGGTCGAGCTTGACTGGCTGGCATACGGGCGCGGGCCTTGTGACGGTCGCGCGGTCGAGCGGGAGTACCTGCTGCTGGCGGACGGGCTGCGGTTGCCCCCGACGGTGGCGTTCGAGCGCGCGTTCGATAACGTGTTGCACGGCGTGTCCGTGCTGGATTATGTGGTACAGGAGAGTGTGACAGCATGAGCAACAGTGAAACCCCAACCACCACCGTTGCCAGCGATTGGCTGGTTAGTGTCACCCCGACCCCGCGCGGCGACTGGCAGTTACCCGGCGGACCGCGTTTCAACCTGACCATCCACAACGGCGCAACGCCCGACGACGTGACCGCTGCCCTGGCAACTCTGGCGGCTATCGGCCCTGCGCTGTTGAGCGCCTACGAGTCCCCCAGCGCCCCGCCTGCGGGCTACGGTGGCACGAGCACCCCGCCTCCCGTGCGGCAGACTCCACCGCAGCCAGAGGGCGTTGAGACTGAGGACGTATACAACGTCGGGCATATCCAGGTGGGCGGCCAGTTTGACGTGGAAATCGAGCGCGCCGTGAAAACGGCTACGGGCGGCGGCAAGCCTAAGCTGGACCTTTACCGCCCTGAAAATCAGTACCCATTCGCAACCGTCAATGAGGGCCAGTTCGACGCCTTCCACGCGGTGACGGGTGTGCACGGAGCCACGCTGGAAGGTACGGCCACGTTTAACCCGGCGGTGATGCTGCGCTTCAAGGTGGGCAAGAAGAAACAAAAGTCCGAGAAGCACTACATCGACTTCGTGGGCGCACCGACCCAAGGTAGCCCGGCTCCTGCGCCAGCTAGCAACGGTGGGCAGGTGTGGAACCGCACCGAAGTGGTCAATGCCCTCACTGAGAAGTATCCCAAGTGGGAACCGCTGGCAGTCAACGACGCACTGAACCGCGTGGAAACTACCCCTGGCATGTCCAATGAGCAGGTGATCGCGGCCTTCGACGCGAAGGTTGCAGCAGCTACCGACCCAAAAGCCCCGGCGGGTTAGCGTGGCCCGACCGTGACGCTCTGATCCGCTGGATGCTGGCCTGTGGCTACGCCCGCCTGCGCAAGCACGCGGTACACACGCTACAGGCCATCCAGGATCAGGGCATGACTGACCCGCGCCAGCCGGACAGCATCGTGGCGGCGGCAGTCACGGTCTACCGCAAACAACGCCCCATCGAAGACATCACAGTTACGGACGCCATGATCGTGGCGCGGATGCAAGGCCCGCTGCCGGAGCAAGGCGACCCGCCGCAGGATGACAACGCCGAACCCATGCCCGCGCTCGCGGACGTGGAAGAGATCGCTTTTTGACACGCTTGACACTTGGAGGACACCTATGTCTAGCAAATGGTCTGCCCGTGAGATCGCCGCCCGCGAGGCTGCGGTGGCGGCATTCCGTGAAGCACGGGCGCGCGGTCTGTCCATCTCGGACGCCGCCGCCGCTGTTGAGGCCCGGATGCGGGAGATGCTGCCCGTCTACCCTGTGCCTATCACGCCCAGCGCCACGCCGCCTCCAGGGCAGCGCCGCGTTGATCCTGATGTCTAGGAGGTGAACCATGTCAGCCCGCATTCGTGGAACCTTGCAGCAGCTCGAATTGCTGCCCGGAACGGAACCCACCCTGAAAGAACGCACCTCGCGCCTGTCCCGCTGGGCGTGGGACGTGAACGTGTCGAGCGATGCCTACGATCTGGCGTGCGACGTGCGCGCCGTGCTTAACGAGAGCGCCCGGCTCCGCCTGGAACTCAAGTCGGTTGTGTTCCCGCCCGCTGATGTGGCGGCGCTCACTGAGGAACGTGACCGCTGGAAGGCCAAGGCGGGCCTTAACGTGTTCCTGGGCCACGTGGCGGCGATCCTGGTGGCGGTGGCCGTGATTGCCACGGCGCTGGTGCTGCTGGGGGTGGCGTGATGGGCGCGCCCAAAGTCTGCCCCCGCATGCCCACCTGGGCGGATGCGCTGCACTTCTGGCGCTTCGCCGGACGTGAGTACACCGTCGATGCCGAGTGGAACTGCTACGCCAACGACCGCCGCTACAACCCGGTAACGGGCGAAGCGGTGGTGTTCGTTTATCCGGCGGTGCTAACGCCCGCTGTGGACGCCCGCCCGCATGAGGCGGCGTAGGGAGAGATGTAATGGCTAAGGACTACCGCTATACCGATCCGGGATTGGCCGACAAACTCATTGACGCCATCGCAAAGGACACCAAGATCGTGGTTGATCTAACCGGGCTTGTAGAGCAGACCGTCCGCCTCGCCGCCGCCGCCGAGCGCATCGCGGCCGCGCTGGAAGCGCAGCGGGAAGACCCGGACGCTTGGGAGTACGCAAAAACCGCGCGAGTACGCGATATGGAGCTTTACCGTGACGAAGGCTTCCAGTTAATCATGCTTGACGATGATGGGTGGTTTACCCTCCGCCGTAAATATCCCATTGCCGGGCATCGCCCGCGCCAGCAGGACGCGCCGGAAACACGCCCCGCCTGGAAGGTTGGCGATAACGTGTATGTTGGCATGGTTGATTGTGGTTACGGGCGTATTGTGGGCGTGCCCAATGGCGATGACAACACATATCGCGTGCTATTTGATGGACAGGAGAGTGCAACCGCTGGCATTCACGCGTCCGACCTTGAGCCAGGAATCCCCTTCTAGGAGGACCCCGTGTGCATCGTAATTGTGTTTATGCTCGGTTTTCTATATCTCGGTGTGTCATCGCTTCTCTCAGGCCAAATAG